ATGAAAGTATACAGCTACCTACGTTTTTCAGACCCTAAGCAGGCTACCGGCAACAGCATAGAACGACAGATTCAGTACGCGAACCGATGGGCGGAAGAGCGCGGGCATGATCTTGACCAGACGTTGTCTCTTCGTGATGAAGGGCTCTCGGCCTACCACCAGAAGCACGTCAAGCAAGGCGCCCTCGGCACCTTCCTCCGCGCGATCGAAGAGGAGCGCATCGCGCCTGGATCAGTGCTGATCGTCGAGGGCCTGGATCGCCTGAGCCGGGCTGAGCCAATACAGGCACAGGCACAGCTCGCGCAGATCATCAACGCCGGGATCACCGTAGTCACGGCCAGCGATGGGAAGGAGTACAACCGCGAGCGGCTAAAAGCCCAACCGATGGACCTGGTCTATAGCCTGCTCGTGATGATCCGGGCGCATGAAGAATCGGACACCAAGAGTAAGCGGGTCACCGCAGCACTAAGACGCCAATGCGAGAACTGGATGACCGGGGCATGGCGCGGCGTCATCCGAAATGGCAAGGATCCAGCCTGGGTCAAGTGGACCGGAACATCGTGGGAGCTGATCCCTGAGCGCGTCACCGCCGTTAGGCACGTGATCGACGCATACAAGAAAGGGCACGGGGGCACAGAGATCGTACGCCAGCTGACATCCTTGGGCCTATCGCCGACAGGGAAGCTCGTCGCCGCATCCAATCTGTACCGCACCATCCGACTCAGGGCACTGATCGGCGAAAAGGAAATCGAGGTCCAAGGCACCACCTATCGGCTACCTGGCTACTACCCCAGCATCATCAGCGATGCCGAGTTCGCCGAACTGCAGCAGCTTGCCTCCCACCGCGGTCGACGCAAGGGGAAAGGTGAGATACCAGGCATCATAACCGGGCTGCGCATCACCTACTGCGGCTACTGCGGATCAGCCGTAGTCGGCCAGAACAACATGGCCAGAAGGCGAAACGAGGATGGAAGCGTACAAGACGGACAACGCCGGATTCTTTGTGTCGGAGTTAACCACTCCAAAGGATGCAAGGGCGGCAGCTGCAGCGTCGTACCGGTCGAGCGTGCACTCCTAACTTACTGCGCCGACCAGATCAACATGACCGCCATGCTGTCAGGCGGTGGCGCAGAGCAAGCCGCGCGCGACCGTGTCGCCCTTGCCAGGCAGCGCGTTGCGGAACTGCAGACGCAGATTGAGCGAATCACGGACGCAATCCTCGGGGCCGCCCAAGAGTCCACGCCGCTGGCGTTCACGCGCAAGGCGCTAGCGCTAGAACAGGAGCTGGACGCGGAGATGAAGCGAGCAATGGCTGCGGAGCAGGAACTTACAGCACTACAGAATCGCGCTGCACCAGCCCTCGCCGAGGCCTGGGCGGCCCTAGCAGGCCACGCCCAGGCACAAGACTACGACGCGCGCATGAAAATACGCCGACTCGTGGCAGACACCTTTTCACATATCGTCGTCTACACCCGCAGCATCAATCTTGAATCTGACGATTCCCGACGTTATATCGACCTAGTATTGGTCGCCAAATCAGGCACGACCCGCACACTGCGGATTGATCGGCGATCCAGTGCTTGGGTAGCGTCAGAGGATTTCGATTCCAGCGCCCTGACCTCGAACGAATTCTAGCAAGGAGTACCGCCTCCGCCTTTTCGAAAAGGCGGAAGCGATGCTCAACTTCAAAGTCATCACGCGCACTCGGCCTTTGCCGCTGCATATTCCGCAATTACCCTAAAGAATCCTGCCACCTGCCCCCGAAGCGACAATATGTCATCCGGAAGAAGCGTCATCGGAGTATTCAAATGCAGCTTTAAATCCAATGCAGCGCTCTGCCGAATCATTGAATCGACTATCTGGAAAAGCACGAGACTGTTCTCAGGGTACTGTCCGATGTAATCAATAAACACCACGCCCATTGCCTTGCCGGCCGCATATCCGCCAGCATAGCCATCAACCAGCGGCACATTCCAATAGTTCAAACCGTCAACGAATGGCAGATTGGCCGCAACCGCGCCCCCGCCATCTTTCTTACTAGACGCCAAAATCTCACGCGCCGCCTCGATGTCTCGCTTCTTGCGGACATTCATAGTCTCCCCGCTTTCACCATGACAATATTATTTGTTTTGATCGAATGCAGATACTGCAAGCAATTCACCACCTGTAGGTGCCTGATTATTTTGTCGGACCGAAGCCGATTCCATATTCGAATTAAATTCATTCGAACTAGAAATTACGGCACATGGCCGAAGTGCGCTAATCCGACCAAGCCGGATTAAAGGATGGCGACTCAACGCCAGGGGAACATCTTGATGGTCATTCAATTTACTTCTCCTCCTTCAAACGGTCGTTTTTTTGGTCCGCTAGGCGGCCTACAGACACGCTAGCCTGTCGCCCAACGGCCGCGCAAGGTTACACTGTCTCATATCCTGCGACACTCGACCGGAAGCCGCGCCAGGCCTCAATTACAGCCATGATGCTCTCTGAGCGAATCGCCCAAAATGTTCGGCGACTGATCCCTTTGTTCGAGACAAGCCCTCGACACTACGTCAGTACGCTCGCACGGCTGCTCGGGGTTCACCGGTCCGTCGCAGACCGGCACATGCGCCACGTGCTGAGCATCGAGATGCTGGAGCGGATAGCCGCTGCACTGGGCGTTCCTCCAGCCCTGCTACTGGATGGAACACCGGAGACAGTGCAAGCGATCAAGGCCAAGGTCGAGGTCAACGGCGTCCGGTCAGACTGCGTAGCGTGGATTGAGCCTGAGCTGGTACTGCCGGTCGCCGCAGATACGCTGCTGGCTTGGCCGGACGGTAATGGCTGGCAAGTCGGTCGGTTCCGGTACCGCCGCGAAGCCGGGCGGCCGGTCGTTAGACTCGACGTCATACCGGAAGTGGTCGCCGACACCGAGACCGTGGTGGCAGTGCACGGCGACGACATGGAGTTCGTCACACGGCTGGCCAGGAGGCTAAGCGACGAAGGCTATTCGGCAGTCGTCTGTCACGACGTCTACAAGCTCATGAACGAGTTTCGTCGACCAAACGCGCAACTGGCGCACGCCGACGAGACCAGAGCCAACCGGCTCGAGCCTCGCCGGCACCTCCCTGACATCCTGATCGTGCAGTCCAACGCTGCGGACAGCTTGGCTACCCAGGCCTCGATCGTGGCCGGCGAGATTGTCCAAACCATCATCGTGACCAACGCCGTCCGCGAGGACGACCTTGTGGCAGGGCGGTTTTTCGCCCCGAAAAATGTGACTCGTATACTGGCTCTGCTTTGCGATCTGGCCCCAGGCCAAATTGCAGGGTGACCTATTTTTTACTGTCACAGGAGCCACAAAATGAAGAAGTCTGCCATTATTGCCGCATTCGTTCTCGCAACCGCCGCTCAAGCTGCACCGACCACAGCCGCGAGCGCATCGTGGACCGAATCCCTGGCAGCGTACCTTTTCATGATTGTTAAGGGTACATAACCTAATACGCTAGAGAAGAAATATGCCAAACTTTAGTTCGCTCGCACTGGACCTCGCAGGCATTGAGAATGAAGCCGATATAGGCGAAGCATCTCTTAAATTTGCCCGCGAGCTAGGATTTGATGGACGCACAATCGTCTACCTCAATCCCGCCGCACAAACGGACCCAGGTGCGGGCGAACATTTTTCGATAATTACAAATCACCCCGAAATGGATTTCGGCGATATCGAGAACATTGCGGAACGCGACCCGGTTTTACGTCAAATCCAGATACGCAACCCAACCCCATTTCACTGGGGACAAGATACATATAGAGACGCACCCGATCTTTATGAAGTTGGAAGCCATTACGGGGTTCGATCCGGGCTAATAGTTCCACTTCTATTAGGCGAAGGCCGAAGAATGACCATATCGTTTGATATCGGGAAAGAGCTTGACGGAACACCTAAGCAAATAGAAAGCAGATTGGGTGACATGACACGTTTTGCGCAGATATTCGCTGGATCAGTTATTCCGCTATTCGATACGCGCTTTGAATTATCAAGTGCACTCGACAAAACGGAAAAGCTTTTACTACAACTTCTGGCCGAGAAGTTTAAGCAGCACGAGTTGCCAAGCAAGTTGCGCCTCGGCGAAGACCTGGTCAAAGCCAAACTGCGTAGTGCCGCTCAAAAGTTAGGTGTAGGAAATCCTCGAACCGCCGCCTTTCTAGCAAGGAATATTGGCGCCATATAGGTTGCCGACGAGCGGCCGTCGCCTCTGTTGACTTAATTATTAAGTACAATAGAATACGGCTCATGGGCTGCAGCAACGCAGCCCGCCGACGCCTCCGGCAGCAGGCAGGAGCACGACAATGTACCTAGGACAAAACCCCGCTTACGCCAGCAATCTCCGTCTCCAGCATGCCGCCGTCGATGCCGCGGCAGATGCACTGATCGTTGCGCTGAACCTCTCGCCGTTGCCAGCCATTGATCTTGATGCCGGGCTTCGCCAGCTGCTCGGCGACGCTCCCGAAACGGCCGAGCAATTGACCCGCCGCAAGCAGGCCCACGTCCGCGATGCCCTCGAAGCGCGGTACAAGGCCGCCCGCGCCGATCGAGTTGCCGACGACACATATGTCCAAGGTGCAACCACCGCGGAGATGTCACCCGAGGCCCGCATCGAGGCCGAGAACACCCGACTGCCCGCGCAGTATCACAACCTGGTCAACTGGGTGCGCTACGCCTACGGCGATTTGATCGCCATGGTCGTTTTTGCCTGATCACGGGAGTCGAGCCGCTGATGCCCTACCTCAATCACTACACCCTGACCACCAGCCACAACCGCCGCAGTGATCGAGCCGAGGTCGCGGAAGCTACGATGGCCGTCGTCGCACCATGGGTCCTCGAGCACGCCGCCATCGATCGCAGGCCAGGCGATCCTGTCGCGCTGCCGGTGCCCGAATGGGCACACTACACCGCCCACCTGCTATCCCACGACGGCGCACTGATCGTCACGGTGTACGGGCCGGACGGCCCCTTTGTGCTCGGTAAGCCGCCCACGCGCACCACACCGCTGCTGACGTTCGGGGTCGCCACCAAGAGCCGACATGCCATACCACTATGGGAGATGCTGATGCAGCAACCCTTCGTCCACCCAAAGTCTCAACGACCACCCGCACCGTGGTGTGCGGTCGCGCTGTATCCCGTATTGCAACAACATCCGGAAGCGGCCCGTTGGATGGGCGACTTCGAACGATGTGTCGCCTGGGCCTGGATCACCCGCAACGTCGGCATCGAGTCGGCCTCATGACCACCGCTGACCTTCTCGATTGGCGGAACAAAATGGGCTACAGCCAACGCGCGGCTGCAGCCGCGCTCGGCGTGACGCTTGCAACCTATCAACGGCTGGAACGTGGCGCCGACTGGACCACCGGCGTAGCGGTCCATATCGACCGTCGAACGGCGCTGGCGTGCGCCGCGCTGATGGCAGGACTGGCGCCCTACGGCGAGACGGAGATAGTGCCGACAGACGGTCCACCGGAGAATTGACTTAATTATTAAGTAGAATAGAATACGACTTATGGGATGCAGCAACGCAGCCCGCCGACGCCTCCGGCAGCAGGCAGGAGCACCAAAATGCAATACTTCTCGACTCAACGGTGTGCGGAAGTCGAAATCGACCTGAACACGGCGTCGCTCGAAGCGCTCAATGACGCTTACACCTCGCTGCTCGAGATGTCCGACTCCCGCGGCGCTTACCCCGGATCGAAAGCTTGGCTCAAGGCCAAACCCCACGCCGACAAGCTGGCCGAACTCATCGCAGCCCGCCCGGAAGTCGAAGCGTATCGGAAGCAAGTGGCGGCGGAAAAGCGCGCCGCGCGCCTGGAAGGCCGCGATATCTACGGCATGTGAGGCAACGTCGGCGAGGGTATCCGCCGCGCGCTGTCCGCCGCTGGCAACCCGCCGACAGACGGTTAATTTATACACAAAATCCAATTTGCCAGCACTTGGTTAAGGTGTAATATTCAAACCATGGAATGCACGCAAAGCAAACCACCGTCCCGGCGGGTTCCGGGTCTCGATTAGGAGAACATCATGAACACCATCGATATCACCAAAGCCAACAACGAATTCAACGGCGGCAACATCAACATCGGCGAATACGTCGCCTACTGGATCAGCGAGGACGGGCAAGCCAGCCTGCCCATCACCTGGGGCAGCTTCAAGACCGCAGAAGAGGCAGAAGCGGCGGGTGCAGCAGAAGTTGCAAAGGAAGGCTTGATTGGCGATATCAGTGTCGTCCTTGTTATCGCCGACGAATAAAGAACAACGGCCCGCCATAGCGGGCCTCTCTTCTGGAGCCCGCTATGTTCCGTGTTTATCTCCGGCACCCTGACCAATCGGTCAGCGATAAGACCAACACCAGTGATCCAGCCGTCGCTCAGGCCGCCTACGATGCACTGCTGGACCGTGCTGAATTGATCGGTAGCCCGATACTTGCCGTGATGAATCAGGACGGCAAGCCGGTCGCCCACCACCGATTCGACGGCAAGGGTTCGCACGGCGGAGCCCGCCCAGGCGGTGGCCGACCCAGCATCGGTGACGTGCGGCGCAACGTGACGCTACCGCAGGACGTCGAAGACTATCTGCGTGACCTCGGGGACGGCGGCCTGTCCGCCGGCATCATCAAGGCCGTGCGCCGCTTGCAGAGCACTCAATCGTAACCACCCCTTGTTACCTAAGCACAATTGCCGGCATACAGTTTTTCGTCCTTAGTGATTAGTTGCCATTTGGCAATTTCACCAGGAGGAATCTCATGAGCGACAACCTTGGCATTAAGCAGCCAGCAGACCCGAAGAAAATTAACGTCAACGAGGACTGGGAAGTGAAGTACTGGACCAAGGAACTCGGCGTCAACGAAGCGACACTGCGCGCTGCAGTGAAAGCCGTTGGCCCGCTGGTTGTCGACGTCCGTCGGCACTTGGGTAAGTGAATGTGCGGCGCGGCCTAGCCGCGCCGTTATCGCGACTCGATCGACGGCGCTTGAGCGAGCAGCTCGGTCTTGCGATAGCTCCCTCGGGTTGTGCCGAAATTGAACGCGAGCGCCATCAGCCAGGCGCCCTCGAGTGCGCCCAGGATCCGGCCCACGATTTCGCCGGGAATGGCATGCGGATAGCCGTTGACGATCACCCAGCCGTCGATCGCGAACACCATCAGCGTCAGCAGGTACGTCAGGTTCCGCGGCGTGTTGTCGCTGGTTGCCTGCTGGCGCAGGCGCGCGCCGGCGCGGTCGGCCGCATCGATCCTGGCCAGGTCGATGGCGTAGTTCGCTTCGAGTTCCTGCCGGCGCAGCGCGAACGCATAGTCAGCCTGGCGCAGCGCCTGTACTTGCTCGGGTGTGCCGTCGCCGACACTTACCGCGGCCGCGATAGCCGCCTCGGTTCGCTCCGGCAGGCCGAGCGCGTCGGCGATCGCGCTCACGGCCATACCGGCGAGCGGTCCGCCCAGTGCTGCGCCGGCAAGCGGCGCCGCCTTCGAAATCAGATCCCGCCAGCTCATCGCCACACCCCACGGTACATCATTGCCTCGTCACGCCGCCGCGCCTCGAGGCCAGCCAGTACCTTGCCGCCGGCCTTGTTCCAAACGGCAAACTGAGACGCAGCATCGGAAAAGCGACCAGCGTTGTGGCGGCGCAGCAGCGTGCTCCCGCGAAGCTTCGGCGCGCCCACGTTGTAGGCGAACGATACGAGCGCGTCGAACTGGTCCTGCGACGTATTGATGGTCAGCATGTCGGCCACCTCTGCGGCGAAGCGATTCGCGTCGGCCTCGAGCAGCGCCCGAGCCTGCGCTTCGGTAATCGTCATGCGCTCGTGCACATCCGGCCCAGTGTGGCCGTAACCAATGGTTAGGACACCGGCCGGGCAAAGGTACGCGGTCAAACGCAGCCCCTCGAACCTGCAAATCAAGTCGAGGCCGCGCTGCGAAATTTTCATAGTCATGATGGGATTCCAGGTTGTGAGGGTTCCGCCGTACGCCGGCGCAGTAGCGCCAGGAGACGCTGGGTATCGGCATCTTCGGGAAGCGGCGTCCCATGTAGGAGGTGGTCGACCACTTCCAGCAGGAGATCCGCGCTACGGGAGAATTTCGCGACCTCGTCGCGCAGACCCGCAACCTCGGTGGTAAGCCGCTGGACCTTGAGTTCCAAGCCGGCCCGGCTGTTGTCGGCATCCAGGGCGCGCTGCTCGGCATCGATGCGCAGCCGACGCAGCTGCTCGATGTCGCCGGCCTGCGCCACGATCACCTCGCCGCGGCGCCTGATTTCAGCGTTGAGCTCATCGAGCAACGCCTTGGTTCCATCGTCGACTAGGTCCGCGCGCCGATCGGCTCGGCTATCAGCGCGGATGCGACGCCAAGCGTCGTAGCTCTTGGTTGCCCCACCACCGAGCAGCGCCGCCAGCAGTAACTTCCAGAGCGGCAAATCAGGCGGGATCAATGAAGGTTCGGCCATCGCACATCCCAAAGAAACGCCCCGAGCACTGCCCGGGGCGATGTTGAAGTTGTTGGCGTCTCTCCCTGTACAGCTATCCGAACAGCCCAGCGTCCGCCGCCGGATCCCAGTTGGTGATCACCAGCTCGCCGGATACCGGCCGATCGCCCGAGGCCCGGCCGCAGCTGTACTTGATCTCCAGCTCGAGCACGTGGTGCTCCTCGAAAGCGGCGCGGATGTCCGGGTGGTCGTTGATGCTGACCATCATGCGCCCTTGCATGTCGCGCATCAGCGCCGCCATCTCGACGTAGTGATCGAACGGGAAATCGACGCCATAGCCCTCGGTCCGCCAATAAGGCGGGTCGGCGTAGACAAAGGTGTGCGGCCGGTCATAACGCCGCACGACCTCCTGCCACGGCAGATGCTCGATATAGACGCCGGCCAGCCGGTACCACGCCGCCGACAACTGTTCCTCGACGCGGGTGATGCTCCAGCCCGGCTGCGTGGTAGCCGTACCGAAGGTCTGGCCGGCCACGCGACCGCCGAAGGCGTTGTGCTGCAGGTAGAAGAAGCGCGCAGCGCGCTGGATGTCGGTCAGAGTTTCCGGTCGCGTGGCCTGCAGGGTCTCGAACGTTTCGCGCGAGGTGAGCAGCCACTTGAATTGCCGCACGAATTCATCGAGGTGATGCTGGACGCATCGATACAGCGTGACCAAGTCCCGATTGATGTCGTTGAGAACTTCGGACTGCGCGCGGTAAGGCTTGTTGAAGAACAGTGCCGCGCCACCGGCGAACGGCTCGACGTAGCACTGGTGGTCGGGGAACAGCGGAATCAACTTGTCGGCCAAGCGGCTCTTGCCGCCCAACCACGGGATGATGGGTGTCGCTTGTTGCATGGATCTGCGCGCCTGTTGTGGCGTTAGGCCGCTTCCGATAGTCTCCCGCACGCCTCTAGCTAGACGGCAGGGGCCTCGGTTTGGCTCGCAGGCTACTCTGCGGACTGGATGGCCGGACAGTGCGTTGCAGCGCACTGGCCGGTCGCCCCTCTTTAAATACTCGGCATCGTAGTGGACTAGATCGGCTGCAGTTGATCGACCACCGTGCGACTCCTCATGCCGCTGCCTCTAGGGCGGCGAGCCGCGCTTCGAGCGCATCGGCTCGAGGCCGTGCGACCGCATGATCTGGATCGCACGCTGCACGGTAAGAAGGTCAGTCGGCGCTTTGCAACTGGGCCTGCAGCGCCGCGCTTCGCGCCACCTCGACGTTAAGCTGCGCCGTCAGCGTCCCCAGCTGGATCCGTGCGTCTTCCAGCGCCTGCCGGACCTGATCGAGGGCCAACTGGCCGTCGCACAGCTGCTGCGACAGCTCGTCGACCTTGATCGTCAGCCCGTCGCGCTCAGCCTGTAGCGCGACAACCTGGGATCGCAGCGCCTCGTTGTGCGTCAGCGCGACAGCACAGCCTTCGCCCAAGGCCTCGGCCAGCGTGGGCAAGCCGTTGCCCGGCTCCACCGCCAGCGGCTGCGCGTCGCCGACCAAGGTCGACGGCGCGCCGGTGAACGGATGAAGCTGGTTCGCCGCGAACACTTGGTGTGCACCGACGACACCGGCCTCATTCAATCGGATCAGGATCTCGTAGCGGAACATGCGCATTCCTCAGGACAGAACAGTGGTGGCGTCGGCCGACTGCACCCAGTTGGTGCCGTTGCTGACGTATTCGCGGGCGCCTGCCGCGGCATTGCTCACCCAGATCTTCGAGCGGGCATTGGCCGAGGCAGCGGGAACGGTCGCCACGGTGTAGCTGGGCAACTGGATTGGGCCGGCAAAGCTGGCCGCCCCATTCACGGTCAACAGTGCGCTACCGCTTTGGCTGGTCGTGCCGATCCGCAGGTCGCCCGCCAAATAGTTGGGCGCGGTGCCGCTTGCGTGGAGGTTCCACGAACCGGCAGCAGCGGCCAGCTCCAGCGAGATGCCGTAGGCGTTGGTGACGCCGGCATTGGCGATCGTTGCCCGGCCGCGGAAGCCGTAGTGATTGGTGATCGCGGAACCAGCACCGAGCGTCACCACGCCGAACGCGTCGTAGCCGATCACGGTGGTGCAGGTCCACGAAGCGGCCTGCGTGTTGGTGACGGCGGCAAAGACGCGCGCTTCCGAGGTGGCGTTGGACGTGATGGTGTTGTTGACCAGAACACCGTAATTCGTCGTCCCGGTGCTCGTGATCGTGCCGCCGACGTTCAGCGCCGCGGTCGTGCCGGACGGCACGCCTATGCCCGCCGTACTGGTGGTCTGCAGCGTGGTCGCCCTGACCGAAGCGGCGGTAGTTGCGCCGAACGCGGTGCCGTTGATCGTGCCACCCGTGACCGCCACGGCGCCCGCGCCTTGGGTCGCCATTGAGCCGAGCCCGAGCGTCGTGCGCGCCGCCGTATCATCGGCCGCACCGGACAAGCTCCGACCGAACGACGTCAGCGTGTACGTCGACGCCGTGCCGGACCCGGTCCAATACGTCGCGAGGTTCGCCGCCGTGGTCAGCCCGGCGATGGCAACGACGTTGGCCGGCTTCGATCCGACATCAGCCCAGTTACCCGTCCCCGCCAGCGGCGACAGCGCACTGATCTGCCCCTGCAGCTTGCCGAACCCGGTCAGCACCGTGTCGGTCGCCGCAACCGCCGTCGCGGTCGAAGTGCTGAGCCCCGTCAGCGCGACGGCCCGCACGCGCGCACCGGTGAAGTACTGATTCGTCGACCCTTCGCTCACCGCATCGGTGCTCGGCATTCGACTCGACGGCACCTTCCCGCCCGATAGGTCGCACACCGTGACGCCGACGTCGTCGGCATCGACCGCTCCCACGTCGGCGGCTGCCGACGGAATCGTCGGTGGATCGATCAAGTCGCCATAGGCTCCCGACGTCGCAACCAGGGCCAGGCCCGCGATCGTCCCTGCATCCTGCGTGCCAGTGTGGTGGCCGCGGTCGAGCAGATAGGCGTCGGTCGCGTTGGCCGTAGCCCCGGTCGCGACGCCGTTGAGTTTTGCTTTGTCCTCCTTGCTCATCAGCCCGTCGATCAGGGTGGTCGCCAGGGCGAACAGGCTGCGCAGCTGGGCCAGCGTCAGTTTCCGGTCGACGCCCTCCTGCACCAGGTACATGAGCTCGTCACCCGTGATGGACTCGGCGGCCGGGAGCGCGCCGAGCTGCTTATCGTCTGCCATATCGGTCTCTCAGAGGGAGGTGAGGCGGAGCCGGCCGCCCGAGGCGAGCAGCAGGTAGCCGCCGCTGGCCAGCCGCATCGACGGCTCGGGCGCCGGCGGCGGTGTGTCGGGCATCTCGATCTCGATCAGCACCGCTATGCCGGTCGGCGCGGCGCCTTCAAGCTTGCCGGCGCGCACGAACACCCGCGCGCCGGCCTCAGCCTCACCAATCGCCCGTAGCGTGCCGCCGGCGACCAGTTCGACCGTGACGGTGCCGTCGCCGTGCACCGTCGCCACGCTGCCGAGCAGTCGCGGCGGGCCAGCCGTCAGCGCACGGAAGGTCTGCCAGATGTTGCTCATGGGTAGTGCCTTTCGAGCGTGAGCGCCTGCTCGATCAGCAGCTCGCGATTGCTGACCGAAGCCCGGATATCGACACCCGTCACCAGGCCGCGCCAGCTCTGCAGGCCCTCGCCAAAATGCAGCAGCAGCCCAGGCGTGATCCGGCCGAGCTCGGCGTACAGCGGCAGCGCCAGCGTCACCTCGGCCTGCGCCCCGGTGTCAGCCAGCACGTTGAGCCCGCGTGCCCGGGCCGGCGCCGGGTCGCACACCAGCCGGTCGATCACGTCGTCGGCCGACAGGTCGCCGGCGGTGCCCTGCAACTGCACTTGGTAGACGTTGCCGTCCAACTCGCCCGAGACGATCACCGCGTTGTAGGCCGGCTTGTGGGCGAACTTGGTGCCGAGACTGCGCACGCCGGCAGCCGGGATCACCAGGTCGGGGGCAAGATCGGCCCATGTCCACGGCATGTTCGCGTATCGCGGCAGCGCGATCAGGCCGCGTTCGTCCGGCGCGCTCTGCAGGATGCCGCCGGCGGCCTGCACCAGGCGCGCCACGGCGTCGAGCGGCGCGGCGCTGTCGATATTCCACAGCCGTGCCGGCACCAGCCAATCGGGCACCCCCCAATCGAGCGTGTAGCCGGTCAGCGCCAGCGCCTGCTCGGCCAGCTGCCGCGCGTTGGCCGCCGAGCTGCTGGTCCACTGCCGCCGCGGCGCGTACGGATCGGCCAGCCAGGCCGTGAGGCTGCGGCAGCGGATGCCGACGCGGCCGGCGGCGAACCCGCGCTGCTCGTCGATCTCCTCGACCAGGCCCCGCCAGCTGAGGCCGTTGACGATCACCACGACCTCGGCCGGGCCGTCGTCCGTCGGCTGCAGCAGCGGCAGTTGCGCCCGCGGCAAACTGGCCGTCAGCGTCCAGGCCCACGAGTCGCGGTCCGTGCCGATACCGACGGCGGTCGGCGTCAGCGGTGCGCCGTCGGCGCGGTACATCTCGACGGTGTTGAGCACGATGTAGACACTCCGGATCGGCAGGATGCGTGGCAGCTCGGCGGGCCGGCCGAGCCAGAGCGCGCCGGTGGCGACGCTCCAGCGGTGGTGCAGCCACAGGTCGGGTCGGCCCTCGAAAGCCGGCGGCTCCGGCGGCTCGATGCCGCCACCACCCGGCCCCGGCCGGCGCGCTGTTTGCCAGGGCACGGCAGCGCGGCGCTCGATGGCGCGGGCCGATCCGCACGGCGCGACCAACCCGACCGCAGCAGGCGCCGCGGTCGCGTACGCCAGCGCGGTACGCCCGGACCGCAGCGACAGCTCGATCCAGTCGCTGTCGAGGCGCTGGTCGACCGGCGCACCGTCTCGCCAGCCGACCGCAGCCTGCGCCTGCTGCAGTTGCAGGGATCGCCACGGCGCGGCCAGTCGACCGTCGACGGCCGCAGCCTCGCGCCATGCCAAGCCGGCGCGCTCCGTGACAACGACCATGCCCCGCCACGGTGCCGGCGCTGTCCGCCCTAGGCGGGCCGCGTCGCGCCAACCCGGGGTGTTGCTGGATCCGGTCCGGCGCTGGCCGCGCCACGGCGCAGGCAGCGCACGCGCGCCCGCCGCTGCGTCGCGCCACGCGCTGGCGGCGCGGGCGGCCGGACCGCGGAATACCGCGTGGTCGTAGGTTCCGTCGCCGACGGCGAGATCGCCGGCCGACGCCGCCGAGGTTACGCGGCAGCGCAACGTGGACGTGCCGACAGCCAGCGCAGCCGCGGCATCGACCACCGCACGCAGGCGCAGCCGGGCAGCGGACACGGCCACGGGCAGCGCGACGGCATCGGCCACCGCGTGTAGCGCCAGCCCATGGCCTAGATTGAAATCGACCGCCGTACCGGCCGGCGGGGAATAGGCAGCGCCGTCGACGGCAAAGTCGACTGCACCGCCCGAGGGCGGCGTGTAGGCCATCTAGACCCCCGTGACGTGGTCGTAGACCTGGGCGTTGCCGTCGTCGTCGTAGCAGACCACCGTCAACTCGCCGACATCGGCCGGCAGGCTATAGGCGCCAGTGACTGGATCGGACAGGCCGGCACCGAGCAGCAGCCCGGTGTCGCGGCTGTAGACCCGTACCAACCGCGACACCGGGTCGCCGGCGGCATCCCGCACCGTACCCGACACCGACACCGGCCCCGGGAACGGTCCGCCGGCCGGGGTGTAGTCGGCGCCGTAGCGCACGCCGTGGCGAGTGAGGCGTAGGTTGCGCAGTAGGAAATCGTTGACCCGCAGCCCGGTGTAGTACGGCCCCCACAGCGAGCCGACGCGCAGCCCAAGCACATCGGCCTCGTACGGCGTCACCGTCGCCCAGTTGTTGGTCGCACTGAATGCCGTCGACGACACCTGCGCGCCACCGACGAACACCTCGGCCTTGCGGTCGCCGTAGTGCTCGACCGCCACCGCGTACCAGCTACCCGGCAGGATCAGCCCGGCCGCCGTGGTGACCGTATTGAAGTAGGCCGCGCCGGCCTTGTAGTCGCCGATCCCGAAGTTGATCGCGCCGTCCGACCGGATGCCGACGCCGAAGCCGCCATTGACCGGGTCGTTGTCGTCGCCGGCGCCGGCGGCGCCATTGGTCAGTACCGCGGCATAGCCCGGCAAGCTGATCGCGTAGAAATCGAACTCGACCGTGAACCCCTCTCCGGGCGGGATCGCCAGGTCGCCGACGGTCGCAGCCTCAAGGTAGGTCGCGGCATTGTTGAGCCGCAACGCCGGCCCGCCCGGCACCGACGGCACGGCCTCGACCGTGCAAGCGCCGTCGTGCGGCAACCAGGTGTTGCCCTTTCGGTCGCTGAAATCGCTGCTGAACGGCAGCGACACCATCACATCGCTCCACCGCGGATCGCCCGACATCACGCCAGCCTCATGCCGTCCAGCGCCAGCAGGCCGCCGGCGTACAGGGTGACACCGTCCGGGCCACCGTCGACCAGCAGCCGCAGCGAGGCGTCGCTGGACTGGTCGCCGACGTCGAGATCGGCCACCGGATTGCCGGCGCCGTCGAACAGGCGGCCGGTGATCGGCTGGCCGGTGTGCGCGACCGCGGTCTCGGTCAGCGCGGCGATATGCAGGCCGTCGGCGTCGACGGTGCCGCACGGATACGGCAGCGGCAACGTGATCAGCGCCGGCTCGGCCGGCGCTTCGCCCTCGTCGAGGTCGACGGCGTACAAGGCCAGCGCGCCGGCGCTGCCGGCCGCATCGAGCGCGGCGCGGATCGCCATGGCGCGCGCGATGCGCAGTGCAGGGACATACTCGATCATGAGCTGGGCTCGCGAGTGGGGATCAATTGGTCGGCCGCGTCGGCCTCGTAGCGGATCGGCTCGTCGTCGAGGCCGACAGCCACGTAGCGGGCGGAAGGGTCGAGCGCGGCCAGGCGCCAGGCACCGGCAGCGTCGCTGCGCGTTTCTCCCGCGAAGCGGCCGGTGACGCGGTGGTACAGCCGGACCGTGCGGGCTGCGTAGTCGCCGACGGCGCCGACCCTCAGCGTGCCGGACAGCACGGCCGGCCCGACACCGACGCCGAAATGCGCGCGGCGCAGGTCGGACCGGCCAGCCGCTTGCAGTGCAGGTCGGCCGCTGAGCGATGCCGCGGCGCCGGCCGTACCGAGGCCGGCCAGCGCCGCACACAACCCGGCGCGCAGCATCGCCACCTCGTCGTCGTCGAGCGCGCGGTCGTACAGCGCGACCTGCGCCAGCGCGCCGGCCAGCGGTTCGCCGCCGTCGGGCCGGTTGCCGAGTACCAGCAGCTCGGCCGGCGTGTTGGCGCCACCGTAGCTCAGCCGGCGGCCGGCACCGGATGGCAGCAGCAGGTCGACCGACAGCACACCGGTCGCATCGTCGTTACGCACCAGCAGCAGCGCATCGGCATCGAATTCCAGCGGCAGCGGACCGAACTCGCCGAGCCCGCCACCCGGGAACGCCCCCGGGTTGAGCCAAGCCTCGACGGGATCGCCGAGGCGCAGCCACACGCCCCAGTCCAGCAGCCGCCCGCCACCGCTGCGCACCAGCGCGGCCAGCGTCCAGGCCGGCGGCCGCGACACCGAGATCTCGATCTGGCCACCGATGCCGATGGCAGTCGCCTCGCCATGCCACAGCGTGGTCGCGCCCGGCACGGCGCCGACATAGGCGCCGTGCAGGCCGTGCCCGCTGTCGTCGCGCGCGATGCCGCCGGCGTCGGCCGCGTCGAGCGGCCAGTAGCCAATCGGCGCCAGCGCGAGCAGCGCGTCGCGCAGCGCCGCCCGCAGGCCATCCCAGGCGGCCATCATCGCCACGGCCCGGTCAGGTCGAGCGCCAACCGGCCCGGCGCGCCGCCGTCGACGTCGACCGCCAGCAGCAGCACCTGGCGGTAGCCGCCGCCGATGCGGCAGTCGAGCCGGTCGCCGTGGCTCAGCGGCGCCGAATGCAGCACCTGCCACGCGCCGGGCAGTGTGCCGCGCGGCGCGCCGGATTCGGCCAACTGCAGCGCGCCGAGCGCCAGCAGCGTGTCGCGGCCAGCCGGGAACGCATAACCGCCGCGGCCGAGCGTGCTGCTGACCGACGAGCCGGCGAAGCTGCCGCGCAGCGGCGCACCGGCGCCCCACCAGGCGCACGGCAGCCAGCGGCCATCGGTGACGCCGAGCTGGCCGCCGAACAGCCCTGCGTTCGCGCTCGCCGGCGCCGCCTGATCGTGCCCCATCAACAGCGTGGCGTACGGATCCTCGAGGCTGCGCTCGGCCAGCTCGCCAAAGCCGTACAGCGGCGCACCGTCGGCCCATGCAGGCAACAACCAAAACGCCTGGCTGTCACCGACCAGCACCCAGTCCCGCGCGCCGGCGCTCGTGCTCTTTCGCCATGAGACGCCGAAGGCCGACTGCAGGTCGCCCGGGAACGGTCCGGTGCCGCTGTCGACGGTCGCCATGGTCTGGTAGCCGCGCAGCGCGGCCACCTGGGCGCCGCCGTCGTCGACGCGCAGGAAGCAGCGGTTGCCGGCCGTCGCGCGGTAGACGGCCTTGCCGGTGGCGGCATAGGGCCGCTCCCAGTCCAACGGCGCCACCCGGGCGGTCAAGCTGCCGATCGCGCTCGCCGGCACGTCCTCGGGCACGTCGAACTGAAAGCTCGTCGTGGTGACGTTGCGCACGCGCCAGTCGCCATTCCAGGGTGCTTGCGCGCCGGCGATGCGGATCACGGCGCCATCGCGGAACGGATGGCCGGCCGAGCGCACAGCGGTCGCCACCGTGCCGCTGCGGCTCAGGCTGTCCAGCGAGGACAAGCCGAAGCCGTCGACCAGGCAGGCGTCGAGCACGGCCAGCAGACTGCCGGCCGTGCCGTCGAGCACCGGCGCGCCGGTCCAGCGCGAATCGAACCATTTGACGGGGATGGATGCCATGTCGAGTCCTGTCAGGCGTCCACCGCGCCGAGCAGGCGCAGCCGGAACGCATCGCTGTCGCCGGTCGCCGGCCCGATGCCGACCGACCGAGCCAGCCAGAGCGGGTAGAACGCCGCAATGGTGTTGGTGCGCAGTAGGTTGCCGGCGGCCCAGCCGCCGCCCCAGCCTGCGGCGCGCACCACCATGTAGGGCCGGCCGGTGACCGGGTTGAGCGGCGCGAAATCGGTCGATGTGTTGCCGGTGGCGACCTCGCCCACCTGCTCGCCGATCAGCTTGAACGTGGTGCTATTGGTGAACTCGATCCGCCAGCGCTGCTGGATCGCGCCGAGGTTGCCGCACTCGACCGGGTACAGCGCGTGGTTGTACTGCGCGCTGGTGCCCGGCCCCTGCACGGCGTCCGACCAAGTGCCGAGCCAGGTTTGTTGCGAAAACGGCGGCGTGGCCCGGGCACGCAGATCGCCGACCTGCAGGCAGCTCGACACCACCGCCTCGCCGAGCGGGTAGTGATGCGTCAGCGGCCGCAGCAGGCTCAAGTCGCCGTTGATCTGCACGTCGTTGACCAGCGCGATATCCTCGACCCGGTGCTCGGCGAACAGCGGCACGGTGTAGCCCTCGAGGTCGAGCGGGTCGGCCAGCTCGGCCGTGCCGGCGTCGAGGTCGGCGCTGTAGGCGTCGTCCGGCAGGTATCGGCCAGCGGCATCGACCACCCGCAGCTCGGCCAGCCGCTCGCGCTCGACGTCGACCGTGGCGCCAGGCACCGAGCCGGCGAAGGCCGTGCGCGCGGTGTGGTGGATCGACACCACGTCGCCGCGGCGGACCATCGGCACCCGGCCATCGCTCGGCAACCGCACCGGGTCGAGCCCGAGCAGGTCCGCCGACAGCGGCAGATAGGTGTAGGCCACCGCGTTGTAGCGCACGCTACTGGCCTCGCGCGGCTCGGGCCGCCAGATCATGCCGTCGCCGTCGACCGCGTCGGCGTCGTACCACGGCTCCGACTCGTTGCCGGCCGCCGTCACCATCCGGCCAAAGCGCAGGTACACCAGCCCGGTCTGTGCGTCGACCTGGCCCTGGATGCCGGTCGCCTCGAGCAGGCCATCGCTGCCGGCGTTGACCGACAGCGTGCCCGTGCCGTCGAAGGCGTCGGCAACCAAGTTGAACAGACCCGGCCGCAGGGGTGCCATCGGCACGCGGAACTGGGCGTCGGCCACCGGCTGGCCGCCGACCTCGGTCAGCAGGCTCTGCAGCTGCACCGTGTTGGCCGCGCCCGGCGTCCAGGCGGTCAGCAGCACGCGGCCGGTGCTGCGGTCGATGCTGCCGCCGAGCGTGCCGGCGCCGGTGGCCGGGTCGAGCGCGTAGTACAGGCTGCCGGTGCGGTCGGCGTAGACCTGGCCGCCGAGCGCGAACCGCACCGAGCCGGCGACGATCAGCTCGGCGTAGCGCGGCGTCAGGTCGAGCGACAGGCCGCCGGTGGCGGTCACCGGGTGTGCCTCGACGCCGCTGGCGTTGAGGTAGCGCAGGCCCTCGAGCCGCAGTACCGCGCAGGGCTGGCCGGAATAGCTCATGCCGGTCACCGCAGCGCTGCCACCGCTGGCACCGCCGCCCCATCCGGCAATCTCGACCGTGCGGCTGGCGATCACCGCGAACTGCGAGGCCGCGACGCGCAGCAGTCCGGTCGCATAGTCGATATCGCCGTCAGCGCCGATCAGTCCACCATCGCCGTCGTCGCGCACCATCAGCTTGACGTCGGTGTTGCTGATCCACGGCGCCGGCGTCTGGCCGACCCACAGCGCGAAATTGACCGAGCGCGGCACGATGCCGGTGTGGGGCAGTGGGATCTCGACATAGCCGCCGACCGGTGCGGGCAGCGACGGCACGGCGTGCTCCTGCGGCGGCTGGTCGTAGTAGCTGCAGACCAGGGCGTACTCGGTGCCGTGCAGCGGCAGCTGCGCCGGCAGCAGCCGCACTCGGCCGTCGAGATAGGACACCGTGCCGGTCGCATCGCCCTCGAGGGCGCCGGCGCCGTCGTCGGTGACGCTCAGGTCGGCACCGCCCTCCGGATCCGGCCACGTCACCGTCACCGAGCCGGGCTGCGCGTACTTGCCGTCCGGCAGCTGCAGGCTGAGCTCGACCGCGGCGCCGGGCACCGTGAAATCGGCACGGTTGAAGGTGGTGACCTTCGTGCCCCAGGTCATCACGATGGCGGATCCGACGTCGGGCAGCGCACCCAGCGTGCAGTCGAGCGTGCCGGTCTCGAAGTCGATGTGGCCGGCGCCGAACGCTGCGTCGCTACCGCGCAGCTCGCCCAGGCCGTTGTCCTGCAGGTCGATCCACTGGTCCTGCACGCGGTAGCTCAGCGTCAGCGCGCCCGGTGCCGGGATCGGCACCAGCGTGTGCACGACGCGGGTCGAGCGCGACTCGACCGTCACCGGCTGCGAGTAGCTGTTGCCGAGCCGCGAAATCTGCGTGGCGAAGCGGGTGCGGATCGTCTTCAGGCCGGACCAGGCCGGCGCAGACGCGTTGAATGTCAGCGTGCCGCGGCCATAGTCGATGGCGGCCACGGTGGCGCCGGCCAGCTGCAGCACGCCGCCGGCATCGACCAGCGTCTGGCCGGCATACTCGACCCGCGTGGCGCCCGGCAGCAGGCCGCTGCCGATGTAGATCACCTGCCCGGGGCCGACCGGCGCCGACACCTCGAGGGCGATCTCGCCGCCGCCCGAGTCGACCATCGGCGCCACTTGGCCGGCCGCGTTGAGGTTGACCAGCGCGGTCTCGACCTGGGCGCTCGGCACCAGCTGCGAGTAGATCGATTCGACACGGACGCGGTAGGCGCCGGGTTCGGCGGCCTCGGCCAGCCGGCTGGCGCCGTAGTAGCGCGCGGCGTTGGCGACCACCGTCTCGCGGATGCTGGCTCCGGCCGCCGTGTCGTACGGCGACGGCTGCGCGCCCGGGAAATCGGCCCGCAACGGGTCGGCCAGCTCGCACGTGACCACGCGGCGCCGCACCGTGATCGGGTTGCCGCCGCTCGACACGTCGACGGTGAACTCGCGAATCACGGCCGTGACGCGCGTGACCCTGACGTACTGCTCGAACTCGCCGGCGATGCCCTCGTTTTTGACGAGGACGAAGACCTGTCCGACCTTGGGCAGCGGAACCTCTTCGCGCTGGATGATCGCGATCGTGCCCTGGCCCTCGAGCTGCGTGTCGAGCAGGTTGCCCGACCAGCGCACCGAGCGCGCCAGGTAGCGCTCGACCCGGTCGCGCGCTGCGCCACGGCGGTCGAACCAGTCCGACGTCGTGAACAGCGTTACAGCCACGCGCGGATCGGCCGGCGGCTCGTCGACCGTCAGCATGGCTTTGAACAGCGGGTCGGGGTCCTCGGTCCGCACGCTGGCGAATACCTTGCGCAGCGAAACATTGCCGGTCACCCGGTCGGAGTGCGGCGAGATGTCGTCGAAGACATTGTTCTCCTCGCCGGGCACGATCAGCACGCCGGTGGCGGCGCCGCCGCCGTCGACGTCGTCGGCCAGGCGCTCGGGGCGGACGAACTGCAGGTCACCTTGCAGGATGGGCATATCACACGGTCCGGAAATTGAGGGTGAGGGAATACGGGTCGGTCGCCTGGTAGGCCACCCGCAGCCGCAGTGGCCGGGCCTGGATGCCGTCGGCCGCGAACAGCACGTCGAAGGCGCGACCGTCGGCCAGGGTCAGGTGCAGCACCCGACCCGGCTCGGCGGCCATGGCACGCAACTGGTCGACCACGCTGCGCGTGGTCAGCGCGTAGTTGTCGGCGCCAGCCAACGTGATCGGCCGGCCGCCGGTCATCGTGCCGGTCTCGACGATCAGCGCGCCGCTGAGGCTGCGGGTCTCGGTCTGGGCCACCGGTCGCCAGTCGTGCTCGTCGAGCCAGACCAGATCCGGCAGCGTCAGGCTGTCGAGGGTGTGGGACGGCATCAGCCACCTCCGAATGCGACGGATTTCGCGTTGGCGATCTGGACCAGCAGCGCCTTGACCTGATCGCCCTGGCCCGGTGCCAGGTTGTCCAGCACGGTGGATTTGCCGCCGATCTCGACCACCAGCCGCTCGGTCCGCGACGGCGCGCCCGCCGCGGGTTGCGCCGCTGACGTCGCCGCGTCGGCCTGACCTGAACGCTTGCGTTCGGCGATCTCGGCCAGCTCGACGCGGCGCTTGGCTTCGAGCCGGGCCAGCGCGTCATCGGCTGCGCGCTGTGCGCCGAGGTCGCTCCCGGCCTGCTGGCGCAGCTGCTCGATGCGCGCCTTCTGCTCGGCGATCTGCCGCTCGAGGATGGCCGCATCGTTGCCGGCCGCGCGGTCGAGCTCGTCCTGCAACTGGTCGTTCATCTCCTGTAGCGACGCCCGGGCAGCGCGCGCCTCGTCCTGCAGCGCTTGCAGGCGCTGGCGGGCGCCGTCGAGCGCGCCGTTGAGCGTGTCGAGCTGGTTGTCGTCAAGCAGACTGAACTGCGTGCGCAGTTGATCGAGCGTCGGCACCTGGCTGGACAGCGACACATCCATATCTCGGTAGCTCGCCGACAGACGCTCCGCTGCATCTGCCTGCTCGAGGAACTCCGCGCGCACCGCCGCGGCCTGGCCCTCGGCGGCGGCGTACCACCGTCCGAACTCGTTCCCGGTGCTCAGTGCCTGCTGCTGCAGGTTGCCGACCTCAGCCCAGGCAGCCCGCGCCTGCTCGGCCAGGCTGCGCATGCTGTCGCTGGCAGCGTCAGCGCTCCACTCGATGCCACGGCGTTCCTGGAAGGCATCCGCCGCAGCCTCGGAAAGGCGGGCCAAGTCGTCGCGCAGACCCACCTGGTAGGCACGCATCTGCGCGAGGATGTCGCCCAGGTGCGCCGTGGCCTGGCGGGTCGAATCGATGCCTTCCTTGGCCGCAGCCATGCCATCGGCCACGTCCTCGCCGGCGCGACGGCCGGCATTGCCGGCCGCATCAGCCACTTCCTTCAGGCCCAGCAACTCCATCCGCACCTCGGCCGCTCGCACCGCAGCCTCGGCCAAGCCGGTAGCGGCCACATCGCCGGCCGCCTTGGTCGCCTCCAGCCACCGCTGCGCCGCCTCGAGCATGCCCTCAGGCGCGGCCTTCCCGGACTCGTTGATGCGTTTGAAATCGGCCTGTGCCTGGGCTGCGAGCGCCGCCAGCTCGGCCTTGGTCTTGATACCCATGCGCGCGAAGGAGGCCGCCACCTCGTCGGTGCCGGCGGCCAGTTCGCGCGCTTTCTGCTCGAGCTCGAGCAGGCGCTGCTTGACCGCGTCGGCGGACAGCACGCCCGCCTTGCCGAAGGCCTCGATCCGCTGCCGCAGCTCCTCGATCGCCTTGGCGCCGTCGGCCTTGGCGATCGCGGCCAGCAGCGCTGATCGGATGGCACCGCCGGATTTGACGCCGGCGGCGCCGAGCGCATCGAGCGCGGCGATGGCCTGGCGGGATTCCTGCGAAATCCCGTCGAGCGCCAGGTCGGCGTCAAGCCCGAGCCGACGCATCGCCTCGCCGGCGATCTCGCGAGCGGCCTGCGACACCGCGCCGAATTCCTCGCGCGCCCGCTTGGCGAGCCGTGTCAGCTCGACGTCGGTCAGTTGGCTGAGCGCGTCGCCCAGCGTGGCGCGGATCTGCAGCTTGCCGGCTTCGCCAGACTGCCGAATCGTTTCGGGGATGGCCTTGAGCTTGGCGATCAACTCCTCGGCCTTGTCGATCGCCACCTTCTGGCCTGCGGCCGCCTGTTTACCGGCGGCCTGCGCGGCCTGGCCGAGCTGCACCTGCGCCTGCGCTGCCTGCTTGGCGGCCTTGGCCTGCTGCTCGGCCGCCGCCGCGGCCTGCTTGGCCGCCTCGATCTGCGCCGGGGTGCCTTGCTCGGCCTGCGCGTACATCTCAGCCGTGATCGACTGGATCTCGGCGACGCGGGCCTTGTAGCGCTCAAGCGACGCCTCGACGGTGTCGTCGGTAAACGGCGCGGAAATCACATCGCGCACCAGCTGGCTGGCCGCACTGAGGTGCTCGAACACCTGCACCAACGCGACGCCGGCCTTGCGGGCGATCGCGAAGTTGTCCGACAGGTAGCCGCCGAGGTTGTAGCCGGCGACGCCGGCTGCCAGCACGCCGAACGCCGAATTCAACAGGCCGACCTGCTTCACCGCCTCGCCGATCGGCAGCTTCAGCGCCGCGGACTGCGCAGCCAGTTCCGCGAACGCGCCGACACCGGCAACGCGCATCGCCAGCAGCGACAGCCGCAGCGCGCCGATCGACGCGGTCAGCGTGACGACGGTGGTGGCCATCGCCGCCAACTGCGGATGCGCCTTGGCGAAGTCGGCGATCGCGGCCGCCATGCTGCCGAGACCCTTGGCCGCATCGACCACCACCGGCAGAAAGACCGTCCCGAGATTGATGGCCGCGACATTGAGCGCGTTCTTCATCAGCTCGAGCTGGTTCGCGGTGGTCGCCGCGCGCTTGGCGAACTCGGTATTGACCGCGCCGGCCACCTTCGATTGATCCGACACCGCGGCCAGCGCGGTGCGGAATTGGCCCAGCGCGCCAACCAGCGACGAGATGTCGTCCTGGTATTCCTGGCCGAACAACTGGCCCAGGATCTCGGCGCGCGATTGGTTGTCGAGCTGGTCCAGCGTCCGCAGGAACTCGGTCAGCGCCGCCTGCGGGTCGCGCCGGATATCGGCTGCCAGCTGCTGGGCGGAGACGCCCATGCGGGCCAGCGAGGCCTGAAACTCCGGTCCCTGCTGGCCGGCCTGCTGCAGCTTACCGAGCAGCGAGTTGATGCCGGTGGCGGCCACCTCGGGCGACTTGCCGAGCGAGATCAGGCTGGCACCGAGAGCGGCCGTCGCCTCGGCACTCAGGCCGAACTGCTTCGCCATGCCGCCGGTGCGGGTCAGGAAGTCGAGCAGATCCTTCTCGGTCGCGGCCGTCGTGTTGCCGAGCACGTTGATCGCGTCGGTCAGGCGGCCGATGTCGTCGATCGGGATGTTAAAGACGTTGGCGAGCTTGCCGATGGACTCGGCCGCCTGCTCGGCCGACAGGCCGAAGGCGGTACCGACCTTGGCGGCCAAGATGACGAACCGCTCGAGCTTCTCGGTCGGCACGCCGAGCTGGCCGCCAACCGCGGCGATCTTGGCCAGCTCGCCGGCGCTGAGCGGCAGCGTCTCGGTGGACAACTGCTTGAGCCGCTCGCCAAGGGCTTCGATTTGCGCGTCGGTGCCGTCGATCACCTTGGCGACCTCGGCCATTGCCGATTCGAAGTCGATCGCCTGCTTGGTCACCACGCCGATACCGGCGCCGCTCGCCGCCAGCCCGGCCAGGCTGCTGCCGGCCTCGTTCAGCGACTGGGTCCAGCCGCTGGTTTGCCGTCGCAGTTCGCGGATGCGCTCCTCGGTGCGCAGCGCAGCCTGCGCCAGCTCGCGCTGGCTGAGCGCACCAGAGGTCCGCAGCGTCTCGTAGGCGCGGCGGATGCGCGTCAGCTCGTCGGCCAGGTCTTCGTGCGCCTGCAGGCCGAGCAGCTCGCGCGCGTCGCCGACCTGGCGCAGGGATGCCATGCGCTGGGCCAGCTCGGCGTAGCTGCCCGACAGGTGTTGCTGCGCGCTGGCGAGCTGCGTGGCGTCGACGCCGGCCCGGTTGAGGTCGGCGCTGACGGTGCGTAGCTGGGCGTCGAGCCGCTCGTAGCGCTGGCGTGCCGCATCGGTCGCCGCGGTCTGCTGCTGCAGCTCCCGCGTCAAGCGCTGGCTTGGCCGCCGCGCGCCCTCGTAACGATCGGTGACCTCCTGCAGCTTGGCCTGCTGCTCGGCCAGCGCCTTCGACGCAGCCTTGCTCTGCGCCTCGAAAGCGCGGAATTCGTTGACCGCCTGGTCGATTCGGGACAGTTTGCCGAGCTGCAGGGCCAGCTCTTCGGCCTCTGCCGCAGTGACCCGGCCGGCCTGCGCCAGCTCTTCGAGCTCTGCCGCCATCGCCGAGACGTCGCGGGTACGCTGCGCGGCGGCCGCCAACGCGGTGGCGATGCGACCATAGTTCTCGGCTTCGGCGTCGCCGCTTTCGCGCGCCACCGCGGCCAGGCGATCGAACTGCTTGGCCAGCTTCTCGAGGTCGGCGGCGCCCTGGGTGCGCGCCGCGACCAGCATTTCGACGGATGCCACCACGGCGCGCGCTCCAGATTGCCGGCGTTACGGCTGATTGATCATCACCACCCGGCCGAAGTAGCCGTACTCGTCGTCCTGCTGCTTGGTCGGATCGAGCAGCACCGAGGCCTTGAGCGGAAAGGTGGTCGAGGTCTCGGTCAGCAGGGTGATCTTCTCGAGCAGGTCGGTCTGGCAACGGTAGAAATCGACCAGTACCGGCTCCATGTTCTCGGCGCGGTTCAGCCCCTCGAAGCTCAGCCAGAGCTCGACCTCGTTGCCGGACAGGATGGTCATCGAGGTCGACGCCGCCTGCGCGTAGTCCGCCTTGAACGGCTGCGTGAAGCCGGTGACGTCGAGGAACTTGACGCTGCCTTGCGGCGTGGAGATGTAGTGCTCGCCCGGGTCGAGCGTGGCCGGCGAGCTGGCGCTGTCCTTGATCACCACGGACGAGACGTTCACGCCCTTCAGCCGCACGATGTCGCCGGCGATCAGATCGTCGAGCAGCGTCTCGCCGGTCACCGTCTTGGCGGGCATGGCCTTGCCGGCGGACTTAAGCAGCAGCTTGGCGTTCGCCTGGTTGAAGTTGTGCAGATCGGCGGCGATCTCGATCTCGGGGCTGTGGTAGTCGGTGCGCAGCGTGCCGCCCTGGCCGGTCTGCGTTTCCTTGATCGGCGTCGCGGTGCGCTTGAGAGTGACCTCGAGCTTTTCGAGGTTGCCCAGCTCGAAGAACTTGCCGGCCACGCCGTTGATGGCGATGGCGGCGATCAGGGAGCCCTGGCCGTTGTAGAGCTTGTTGTCGGTGGTGACGAGTTGGGACATTGCCTGCTCCTGAAAAGGAAAGGGCCGCGAATGCGGCCCGGGTCGGGAATACGGAAGGGTCAGCGCGCTTTGCTGCGCCGCGCGCGTGGGCGCGGCGACTGCTCGTCATCGAGCCCGGCCGCCAAGGCGGCGCCCTCCTCGAAGCCGTCGTCGTCGGGCGCTGCAACCGCCTTGCCCAGGCCGATCAGCCAACTGGCTTGATCGGTGAAGAGCTCCAGGCGCTTGCCGGGCGGCTCGGTAGCCCCCTCGTGTTCGTGGGGCTGGGTCAGCTCGATCCATACTTTTCGCATCGGATGCTCCTGCGCCGGCAATGCCGTCGCGCAATCGGTTGACACCGCTAGCCGAGCTGCTCCTGGTAGCCCGCGGTGTAGGACGCCTCGATCAGGGTCAGCTGACTACCTGGCTGCGGGTCGGCCCGCACGTGCAGGGTCGGACGGCCGTCGGCGCCCTGGGTCGCCCGCAGCAACGCCGACGTCGGCCGGGCGAAGGCGCGCTTGAGGTCGCGCAGCAGTTGGTGCACCAGCGGCCGCGACGCGGCGCCGACGCCGTCGACCCAGACCTCGAACGGGAAGGTGACCTCGCCCTTGCGGACGCCGGCGCCGACGCGGCCGAGGTATTCGTCGTCGAAGTCGCCGACCACCATCAGCGGCGCCGGATCGCTGTCGGTGTAGGTGTGCCCGACGAACACCCGCGCGCCAAGGTCGGTTTCATAGCCGTTGGTCGGCAGGATCTGCCGAAGCGTTTCCAACAGGCCTGCTTCGATGGCTTCGGGTCCGCTCATGGCGTGATCTCCCGGCTCAGCTTTTCGACCATGCGCCGCGCCAGCGCCTGGGCGATGCGGTCCTTGAGGCCAGCCTCGTCGAGACGGATCTGGTCCCGCACCATCCGCGCGACACTGGGGGCCAGCGCGATGTCGAGATCGTCCTTGCCAAGCTCGCTGTACTGCCGCTTGATCGCGTAGGTGTAGACCTTGCCGCGGTTTCCGACCTTTCGGTTGAAGGTGCGCAGCGGCAACTGATACCGGCCGGCAGGGTTGGCGAAGCCGGCCACCAGCTTGCTGCCACCCACCCAAGGCACGAAGACGCGCCCCCGTGTCCGGTCCATTGCCTGGATCGAAAACTTGAACCGAGTCGCCGGGATGCCGGCGCTGTCGGCGGTGATCTTGGCGATCGGGTTGCCGGCCGATGCACGCACCAGCTTGACCCGCCTGGTCAGCTCGGTCGACGGCAAACCGCTGGCTTCGCGCAGCGGCTTGAGCAACTCGTCCTTACGCGCCTCGCCGGCGATCTCGTTGACGGCCTCGGCCTCGATCCGCCCGATGGCGCGCTCGGCGCCGCGCAGGCGGGCCGCCTGCTCGATCGCCCCTTCCAGCCTGACGTTCAGTGTCATGGTGTGCGCACCCAGAGTGAACGGACGATTCCGTCGTCACCGCCCTCGACGGGGCCGACAACGACGTAGGTGGTCGCGCCGACGAGCAGTTGCTCGCCGGCCTGCGGCCGGCCGACCTCAACGACCGGGAGATCCGCACGAAGCCGGTATTCCGGCCGCCGCATCACGCTGCCGGGCTGGGGCGCATCGGCCTGCACGAATACCCGTGTCGGCCGATCGTCGCCGGCGGCCGGCCGATACACCGCCGGCTCGCCGACCAGCTCGGTCAGGCTGAGCCGCTGCAGCGTGCGGCGCGAATCGTGATCGACCGCCGCGTCGATCCGCAGCAGCCGCGGGCCGATGCGCAGGTAGCGGCCGCCGACCAGGTCGACGGCATACCGTGCCCAGCCGGTGTAGGCGGTCGGCGAGCGCAGCCCGGCCTGCGGCGGGTCATCCGTATCGCGGCCAGTCAAACCGACCCAGACGCCGCGCAGCACCTGCCCCAGCAGGTCCGGCCCCTGGGCGAGCAGTTCCGCCCGAGTGTTCAGTTCGCCGATGCGCATCACAGGCTTTCGTAGCGGTGGCCGTCGAGTAGCCGGTCGAGGTAGGTCGTGGTGTAGAACGGCTTGTCCGAGATCACCTGCCGGGTGGTATCGAATGTGCCGGCCTGCACGTACAGCCAGTTGCGGATCCCGTCGGGCACGCTGGCCGAGTTGGCGCAGTAGGCGGCGATGAAGCCCACCCGAACAGAATGCCCAGCCGGCCACGACTTCAATGGCTCGAGCACCCGCTGGCCGATCAGGCTGTAGTTCTCCGGCGGCACCAGCTGGTCGACGCCGTCGCGGTCGATGTAGCGCACCGCGACCACCGACTGCACATCCGGCATTAGCAGCAGCCGGCCGCCGGGGAAGGCGTCCAGCCGCCGGACCCAGTGGCGCGGCAGCAGCGAACGACCAAGCGCGGCGTCAGCCATCTCGACAGCGGCCCAGAGCCAGGAACAGATCAGGCCGTCGTCGTCGTCATGATGGATCTTGAGCGCCTGCTTGGCCTTCGCCAGGTCGACGGGCGGCTGGTCGGCCTCTTCCTGCGTGAGAGGTTCACGGACCAGCATGGCCGCTTACGCCGCGGGCGGCGGCGGGGTCTTGCCGCCGGGCTTGGCCTTGTCGGTCTTTTCGCCGCAGGGCTCGACGCGTTTCTGGCCGATCAGCTTTTCGGCATACGCGTCGTCGAAACCGGCGACGTCGCCCACCGTGTACGGCCCGAAGGGCTTCAGTACCTTGACGATCTTCATGGCGTTCCTCAATTCAAAGGTGCGTGGTGGCGGCAGGCAAGCCCGCCGCATGGAGGGTTTACTTGCCCCACTTCACCGCGGTCAGCACCGCGATGGACTCGACGTGGCGCGGACCGAAATCGTGGTGGGTGATCACGCGGATCAGGGTCTGGTCGCGCTGGAACGCGGAGACGACATTGCCCTCGTCGTCCTTGTAGGTCGCCTCCTTCGAGTAGTCGATCATCAGCGTGCCGTCCTCGCCGATGAAGCAGTCACCGAAGTCGGCGAAGTAGATTTCCGACTCATCGCCGCCGCTGCCGAGGTTGACCGGGATCTGGGTGGTTCGACGGATCGGATAGCCCTTCAGCATGCCTTGGGCGAGCTCGGAGTAGACCTTGTTGCCGTTGCCGTCGCGCAGCGCTTCGAGGAAGCGGAAGGTACGCGGCGCCATGATCCAGCCCGGCGCCAGCAGCCGAGAATTCGCACCTTCGAGGCAGAGGATCGCCTTGTTGAGGTCCGTCTCGACCTTCTGGAGAGTCGACGCATCGCTGGCCGGGATCTTGTTGCCGCTGAGCGCCCAGGACAGCAGGCCCTTGGGCAGGTCGCCCGAGCCGTTGTCGCGGATGAAGGCCTTGTCCTCGCGGGCGCCGATGGCGCCGGTGATATCGGCAACCACGATGCCCTCGACGGCAACGCCCGCGGCGGCGTTGCGCAGCAGATCGTTGCCGACCGGCACCAAGGCGGCCAGCTTCTTGGCGCTCAGCTTCAGATCATCGAAGCTTTGCTCGGTCGCAGGGATGTCGCTGTCGACGCCGACGTAGCCGACCACCGCGCCGCCGTTGATACGCGGGATCGTGGCGTTGCCGTTCATGAGCGGATACGAGCGAACACCCAGACTGCGTACCGTACTGGCCGGCCGCAGCAGTTCGATGATCTCCTTGGCCAGGTTGACCGGCACCAGCACGCCGCCGGCGCCGGCGCTCGATTGCGACAGCGCCATCGAGACGTCTTCGCCGTAGCCACGCTGCTCCGCGATGCCGGCTGCCACCGAGGGAATGCCTCCGGCGGCGATCAGGGCGATCGCCATGCTGGCAACGCGCGCACCGGGCACGGCCGGCGTGCGCGGCTGAGCGTAGGCCGGCGGCGCGTTCGCGCCCTGGCCCTGGCTCGCCCGGTCGACCGGCTGGGCCGCGGCAGCCGCCATGCGCTCCGCCTGTTCCATGCGGCTGATGGTGGCGCCCAGTTCGGCGAAGCGCGCCGAGAGCTGATCGAACTCGGCCAGTTGCTCGGCCGTCAGCGCAGTCCCGGCCGCCTCGAGGGCGGCCAGTTCTTGCACGCGGGTGTTGATGGTTGCGCGTTCGCGGCGCAGGTCGTTGATGTCCATTTTCGGCATTTCGGGCTCCAAAGCTCCAAAGAAAAAGGCCGCCCAACGGGCGGCCCGACGATTCCCGCGAACGCGGAGAATTCAGCTGCACTGCATGGCTATTGCTGCCGCCTGCATACCAATGCGGCGGGACGGCCGGCTCGCCGCGCGACGCCCGGCAACATCCGCGACCAAGCCGGCCAAGGCCGCGTGCGGCGTTTCGACCCGATCGGCGAAGCCGACGGCGACACCCTGCTCGCCGCGATACAGCGCGGCCTCGGTCGCGCGCACCGCCTCGGTGGTCATTGCCCGGTACCGCGCGACGGCGTCGACGAACATCCGATAGCTGTCCTGCACGACCGCTTCGAGCACCGCGCGCGACTGGTCGCTGAGCGGCTCGGTCGGCGTCAGATCGTTCTTGTGCGCGCCGGCGTAGATGGTGGTGACCTTGCGACCGGTCTGCGCAAGCGCCTCGCTGATGTCGATGTGCTTGGCCACCACGCCGACCGAGCCGGTCCCGCCGGTCGGCGGCACGACGATCTGGTTGCAAGCCGCGGCCAGCAGGTAGCCGCCAGAGTAGGCGCCGAAGTTCACCACTGCGGTGGTCCGCTTGATCGAGCGGCTGGCGAAAATATCCTCGGCGCATTCGAAGCAGCCGACGGCCGAGCCGCCCGGCGTGTCGATGTCGAGCACGATCTCCTCGACCGCGGGGTCGGCCAGCGCCTGCTGGTGCGCGGCGCGGATCTGCTCGTAGCTGGTCATCGTCTCGCAGACGTTGAGGTTGCCGTTCCGGCTGACCAGCAGGCCGTGCACCGGAATGACCTGAACGCCGGTCTGCTCTACCGCGCGCTGGCGGGATTCGGCCTGCTGCGCGAGCCGGTCATCGGCGCCGCCGTGATCCTCGAACGCCATGCGCGGCGCGGCGCCGGACCCCACGCTGACGTTGACGATGTTGAGGTTCAGGTGGCTGTTCGCCCAATGGACCGCGAGGTCCATCATGTCGGCGGTCACCAGTTGCGGCTGGTTGAACAGCAGGCTCGCCAGGTGAAGGTAGGGTCTCATTGAACGCAGTCCTCGATTTCCTTGACCATGCGATCGGTCGGTTTGTCGGATGGCCGCACCGGCTTGCCGTTGGCGTCCACCATGTTGAGCGGCTGCAGGTAGGTGTCGCCGCCGGCGACCGGCGGCAGGTTCTCCAGCCGACGGATGTCGTTGACCGACAGCCACCCCCACTGCCGGCCGAGCGCATAGGCCTCGAAGCGGCTTTTCTGATCACCGCGTAGCAAGCCGCCGACGTTGAACTCGACGTAGTAGTCGGCGCGCTCGCCGGCCGACAGCAGATCGCGGTTCATCGCCTGCTCGTGGCGCTTGAGCCAGGGCAGCAGCGTGTAGATCACGTACTGGATGCCCTGGTGCTCGATGTTGCTGAACGTCGCGCGATCGAGGTCGCCGATCATGTGCGGCGGCACCTTGTACATGCGCGCGATGTCGGTGACGCTGAACTTGCGGCTGAGGATCAGTTGCGCGTCCTCGTTGCTCATGGACAGCTGGCGGTAGCTCATGCCCTCCTGCAGCAACGCGACCTTCGCGGTGTTCCCCTGCCCGGCGTAGCGGGACTGCCAGTCCTTCAGCAGCTGGTCGACGACGGCCTGGTCCTTGATCGCCCCGGCCTCCTTCGAGCGTTCGATCACGCCAGAAAGATTGGTGCCGTTGGCGAACACGCTCGAAGCGTGCCCTTCGGTCGCCAGCGCCAGGCCCAGCGCGTCGCGGTGCAGGCCGATCGGCGAGATGCCGGTGTAGCCGTTGAGCGAAAACCAGGTGACGTGGTGCACCATGCGCTGCGGTACCAGGCCTTCTCCGGGTACGAGCTCGTAGTAGGGCAGTCGGTCGGGTCCGACGTAGACCGTCACGCGATCCGACTGGCAGGGATAGAGCGCTGTCGGCGTGCCGTCCGGACTACGCTCGATCAGGCTGATCGCGTTGCCGCGCAGACCGAGCTGACCCTGCGCCATCTCGCGAAACTGGAAGGCCGTCTGCCACGGGTTCGGCGCGTTGCGCACCAGATCGTAGACCGGGTGATCGGTCGCCTTGCGGCGGCCGTCCACGCCCTCGCGCCGGTACAGCTCGCACGGAAGTTGGGCGACCGATTCGGCCAGCAGGGTGACGCAGGACTGCACCGCAGTAAGGGCGAGCGCGCTTTCCGGTGTGACGAAGGTGCCGGAAGCGGAGCGACCGCCGCCCCCCACCAAGGAGGACACCCAGCCACCGCCACCGGCCGGCCGCGGCGCTCCGCCGGCGGCGAACATCTGTCGGAAGAACATGCTCAATCCCCTTGGCTGCTGGCCGCGGCCCCGCGCGCCGCTGCGTAAGACCAGCCGAGCAGGCCGATACCTGCGCAGATCAGCGCTGCTGGCACGTTCAACATGGCGACGCCACCGATCAGCAGGCCGAAGCCCGCCACGCCGACCCCGAATGCGATCAGGTCCATTGTCTTCATATCCTGATTCCTTGCTCGTAGACCGAGGTGCCGTCGGGCACTTTCACCATGCCGCGGTTGAGCGCCATGATCAGCGCCACGATGCCGTCGATCCGCTCGCGGCTGCGGCGCTTGTTGGGCCGGTAGTTATCGTTGGTATCGCGCAGGAGCACGACGTTGCCGGCCATCCAGCGCAGCACCGGGTTGCCGCCGTGACCGAGCCGGGCCGACAGCACGAGGCCCTCGAGCTCCTTGCTCGGTGCGGTCAAGTGGGCGAAGTTCTGCGAGATCGGCACCGCGTTGACCCCCTCCTCGAGTAGCTCGACGGCGATCTTCGCGGCGTTCCACACGTCGTAGCCGACCTCGCCGAGCTCGAACTGGGCGGCGTCGCGCAGGATCTGCTGCTTGATCGCTTCCTGATCGATCACATTGCCCGGCGTTGCCGTCAGCCAGCCGGACTTGACCCACGCCGTATACGGCACGCGGTCCTTGCGGGCGCGCCGCTCGATGTTGTCCTCGGGCACGAAGAAGCGCGCCAGCACCCGCCACTGCGGATCGGCCACAGTCGGCTCGAACAGCAGGACCCAGGCCGCGATATCGGTCGTGCTGGCCAGATCGAGGCCACCGGTGCAGCGCCGCCCTTCCAGCAGCGACGGGTCGAAGGCCGCGCCGCCGCGGTCCCAGTCGTCGAGCGACAGCCAGGATTCCGCCTGCTGGGTCCAGACGTTGAGGTGCTTGGTCAGGAAATTGACCAGCGCCGCGGTCGAGATCGACGCCTTGCGGGCCGCGTCGCGCAGTGCCTCGAGCTTCACCGACACGCCGAGGTTCGGATTGGCCTTGATCCAGACGCGCTCGTCCCGCCAGTCGTCGTCCGCATCCAGCGTGTAGATCACGCCGCCGTGCGAATCGTCGTCGATCGCCCCCTCGAGCACCTGCACGGTGTAGCCGCGCTGCTCGAGGCAGATCGATCCTTCCTGATTGAATCCGGACGTGGTGATCGTCCAGATCAGCGGGTTCAACCGCGATCCGATGGCCGAGATCAGCACGTCCCACAGCGCCCGCGTCGGGTGCGCGTGGAACTCGTCGATGATCGCGCCGTGGATGTTGAGACCATCCTGCGTCTTGGCGTCGGCGCCGAGCGGCACGAACTTGTTGGCCGTGCCGCGGATGAACAGCTTGTTCTTGTGCTCGGTGATGACGCGACGAAGGTGCGGCGACTGCCGCACCATCATCTCGGCCTCGGCGTGCGTGATCTTGGCCTGGTCGAGCTTGGTCGCCGCGGTGTAGACCTCGGCGCCCGGCTCGCCATCGAACGCGAACAGGAACAGGCCGATGCCGGCCAGCTTGGTGCTCTTGCCGTTTTTCCGTGCGACTTCCTCGTACCAGGTGCGGAACCGCCTGGTGCCGTTGACCCGGCGCCAGCCGAACATCACCGCGATTTCGAACTGCTGCCACGGCGCCAGCGTCAATAGCTCGCCAGCCCATTCGCCCTTGCTGTGGCGCAAGTATTCGTGGAAGAAGCGGATGACGTACGCCGCATGATCCGGCCGCCACACCAAACCGCGCTTGGCGGCCTCCTTCATGTCCCGGTAGTGCCGCTCGACGTAGAGCCGGGTGTAGCGGCAAACCTCGATCCGCCCCTCGAGGACCGCGATACCGTAGTCGTCCCAGGGCTGGGCGACGTAGCCGGCCGGGATCAGTCCGCGGGTCGATCGCCGGCGAACGCCAGGATCTCGCGCAGCACCTCGTCGACCAGCTCCCCGCGCGCCATTGCTTTGTTCTTGGCGCATGAGTACACCGTCATCCCGTTCTTCTTCAGCAGCTCACGGATCTGGCGGGCGATCTTCACGCGGTTGTAGCTCGCGGACACCTCGTAGCTCCGGCCCGTTTCGCCGCTGACAGCGAAAGTGCGGCCCTTGTGGTCCGCGATCCACTGCTTACAGTCGAACCAGTCGGCAATCGCGCTGCTAAGCAGGGCCATCGACAGGCCCGCCGTGGAGAAATCGAAGCCGGCCGCGGTGAGCATCGGCATCAGATCGGCCCAAGCCCGCTTCTCCGCAGGCCGCATCGTCCAGGGCGGCAGCTCCGGCAGGCGGGCCATATCAACCCGGCTGTCGAGCGATACCAGCGGGTTGCCGAACAGCTCGCCCTGGTTGGTCGCGAGCCGGTCGATGGCCCGGATGCGCGAGAAAGCGACCACGGTCATGCCGGCCTCGTCGAGGTCCTTGAACACTTCGGCCCGCGCGCGCCGCTCGGCGCGCGACTCGTCCGTTTCGAGCGAACCCTTGTTCGAGTCCTCCTCGTAGCGCTCGCCTGCCTTCCGCACCAGGTCGGCGTACTCGCGCCAGGTGTCGATCTTGTCGGCCAGGATGGCCAGCCCGGCCAGCGCCGAACCGTAGTCGAGCTTCGCCGCCTCGAGCGCGCCGATCAGGTAGCGCCATACCGCGCGCGACCGTTTCGACCGCAGGAAGGTCGGCGGTTTGGGGGGCGGCCGAGCAATGGCCGCGCTTGCCGTTTGCAGGGCCATGACGGACCTCGTCGCGAGGCTGGACCTCAAAAATGACCCGGACGGGTCAGAGAGTGGGACCGGGGGCTGGTTTATACCCCCCCCTATGAATTTTCACCGTGCGAATATTGGACGCTGACGCACGTTCGGGCCTGTCGCCCACCCCAGAGATTTGGCACCCCTACCCGCCGGCCACACACCCGGATGGTGCGCAGCCGCAGGGCGCCGTTCAGCGCCGCCGATTGCCGAAACCGCCGTCCGCCGCCGCCGTCTTGCGACTGTGGCACGACTGGCAAAGCGACTGGTGGTTCGCCGGATCATCAAAGCTGCCTCCATCGGCGACCGGCTTGATGTGGTCGACATGCGTCGCAGGCACTACAGCGCCGGAATCCAGGCAACCCTGACACAACGGCTGTCGCGCCAACTGCGCCGACCGCAGCCCCTGCCACCATGCCGAGTCGTACATACGCTTTCGCTCGGCACTCTCTACTGTTGGCACCGGACGCAGCACTGCGTCGCAACTCACGCAATATCGCGAGCCCCGCCGAGATCGGCCGGCGCAACCCGGCTTCGCACATGGACGGGAGGGTGCACTGGGCATGCGGGGCTCGATTAACTAGATGTTGCACGCCGCCGCTAGCGCAGAGGCGCGGGTCCGCCCGCCCGTGTGAGCCTCAAAGACGCCAGGGTCCCCGCCGATTTTGGCGCTCGGCCGGCCACACCGAAATGGCGCGGCAGCCGCCGACCCGGCCGACCGCCGCGGACGACAAAAAGCCCGGCACAGTGGCCGGGCTTCCTTTGCATCAGACGCAACACGCCTGATTAGCATTTTTAGTCTGCCTGCGTTTGGGCCTGCGTGTCAATTCCTCGTCGTCATCGCTCTTCTTTTCGATGAGATCGGGATAACGCTGTTCGATCCGCTCGTGCGCCGCGCTCAGGATCAGATCCAGCACCGCCGCCACGCTCTTGAAGTACCGATGGGCCGGCTCGCATGAGCGATTGATCTTGTCCGCGATGTCGCGAATGCCGACGCGCCCGTCCTGGTCGAACCACTTCCGGACGGCCACCCTGGCGCCGTCTATCCCGTACTGCTGCGGTACCGCGCCGATCAGGATGTACTCCATCGTCGCGCGCTCGGCGATCTCGCCGTATCGCAGGAAGAGCACCAGCTTGTGATCCAGTTGCATCGTGGACACGAAGCCCACTACCTGCAACGCCATCGCCCTGCTTTCGAGATAAGTCATCGACCCGCCACCACCGCCAGCGAGCCCGGCATTGCCGAGCGACGAGCGAGCGCCCGCGGAATCACCAGTAGCTGCGAATGCCCATGCGAGTAATGCGCTTGCAGACTTGAACGACACCATTGCCTCCGTATTCGTCAGGAGGCCCCTAGCCAGGTCGAGCCCGGCTTTATTGGTGTCGCGATTTTACTGGGTCAGTCGGAATTCTGCAGGAGGCTGTCGTTTCACCGACTGTTGGCACCTTGTTAAGGCCTTGTTATGCGCTGACAACTCCCTGAAAGCCTTATGCAGACTGGCTTTGTGAAGGGTGTGATGATTGTGAAGGGCATTTTGGGTTTCACGCGCGAGATATTTCCCTTTACCGCCATAAAAATAAAAAGGTGTGAGAGGAAGATTTTTCGCTCGTGCGCGGGCGCGCACATGCGTTTCCCCATCACACCCTTCACAAACCCGCGCCGTTGCTAGGTTTCAACCCATAACAAAGGCCATAACAAGCCCTTAACAAGGCCACCACAAAGGCCTCACTTGCGGGCGTGCCGCCGTTCAATTTCCGAAATCAACCCCCCAGGCGCCCGCCTTCACCCGGAAATTGACGATGTCCTGGCCCAACCAGACTTCTTCGGCAACGCCTTCCGGCCTCCGGCCGATCTTGAATACCGTCAACTGCCGCCGCTCCTTACTACCCGGCATAACAAACCACCGCGCAGCCTTCGGTATCTTGGCGGACATGATCTCGCTGAACTTGTTCGGCGGCATCTCGCGCTCGCCGCTCTGGCTGCACCAGTACGCGTAAGCGAGGCCCAGGTCACGGGCGGTGCAGCTACAGTACGGCAACCTGTCCTCAAGTCGCTCCCCGCCAATCTCGCCAGCCTGCCAGTCCCGCAGGAAGAGTTCCCACCCAGACAGCCCGTAGCTAATCACGCGCGCCTTCTCAGGCGTCATCATCGGCTTCGAGTGAGGGGTAAAGGGAACACGCACGGGCGTTGCCCCCTCGGCCAGCGCCGCGCCATCGGCGTCGACCAGCTCACCGAACTGATCCACCTTGCAGCACGTCAACGGGTGGGCCAGCAAGAAGGCATAGAACGCCTGCACGCCGCCGCGCGCGAGCTCGTACTCGACCTTGGCCTGCAGTTCCTCGGTGAACTTCTCCGCCGGCCAGACTACCAGGAAGCGCCGGTCACCGCGCTCGACGTGGAACGGCTGGACGCTGTTCGACAAGAACACGCCGTTCATGTGGTTTTCCTCCTCCCACGCGTCGACGAATTTCTTCTCGATCATGTGGGTCTTGCCGGTCACCATCTGCTTGAGCGTGCCGGTGTGGCTGTACCGCTGGTTGCTCGACAGGACCTCCTCGAACAAGCAGAACAGCTTGCGCGATCTCCAGCCGGTGTACTGGCTGTCCAGCTGGTGTTGGCTCAGCGTCGAGGCGTATTCACCGTAAATCGGCTTGATCACCCGTTCGAAAAACAAGCTCTTACCCGAGCCGTGGACATCGCCGTGCATGAGTATGGCCGTGTCGAGCTTTGCGCCAACGTGCTGGAGCGGATAGGCCAGCCAACACAGAATCCAGTTGATAACTTCGACGCGGTGGTTGCACAACCACGCCAACAGCCCAATGATCGCCTCGCACCCACTGAACTTGCCCCAAGCCTCGAACGGGTCGGCATAGCGCTCAATGCCAGGCGGGAACGCCGGCGTGAGCGGCAAGCCGCGGAACAGGTTGATGTGCGTTTCCGGGTTGACGCGCTGCGTCGGATCGAACACCAGGTGCTCGAACGGCAATACACGCCGGCGCGGGCTGTTCACCCACGTCTTGTACCAGTCGCCCAGCGCCAGCTTCAGCGCGCTGTTGCTGATCACCTTGAGCAGCTTGGCATCCCAGATGCTGTCGGATCCGTCGAGGTACACGTACCGCGCCATGAACTCGCCGAACTGCAGGCTCTCACCCTGCTCGGCAGCCTCCTTTTCACCCTTCAGGCGGGCTACATCGGCCGCCAGGATCGTTCGCTTGTCGTCGCGCGCCAACCAGGCGTCGACAAGCTTCCTATCGCCGACCAGCGCCACTAGCGCAGGCCGCCCCATCTCGGTCTTGTTCAGGTCGCACCAGAACCGGTTCTTGCCGACGATCAGCGCATAGTGGCGCAAGAGGCGCTCCGGCCAAATCGACGCCACCTCCTCCCCCGCCCCCTTGTCGGTGTCGGCGCCAACTGGCGCCCCCGCCTCAGCGGAGGGAGTGGGAGGCGCAGATTCCGGCCCCGGTCCGTCGTCGACAAAGGAGGGTGAGGGAGGAAGAGCAGCCGGCTCCGCCGGCGGACCTTGGATTACCTCGAGCAACTGCGTGCGCAGCTGCTCGAGGCCCTCATGCACGTGCAGGTCGTTGTAATCGGTGAGCTGGGGCAGCGCGCTGTCCTCGCGCGTCGCGCGCCGGGGCACGCTGAACCGGGGCAGTACCACGCGCGCATTGCCGACCGCTACCGCTGCCAGGTCGGCCTTGAGCCGTCCGGTGTGGTTCGGGGTACCGTCTTTCCTGGGCAGATAGTCGTCGTCGGCCAGGAACACGATGGGGGACTTGGGGAAGCGCGCACGGAAGATCGACGCGACATGCCCCAGGTTGCCGGCGTTGCAGGCCATCACCACCGGATGCCGGTAGCCCAGTCCCTCGCGCACACTGGCGCAGGTCGCATAGCCTTCGGCGATCAGGATCGGGTCGCCGTCGACGGGCATATCGCCTAGCAACAGCGCCGCCCCGTCCATCGCCATGCCCTTGTTGAACCGCTTGTCGCCGCCGTCGGGCTGGCGCTCGCCGGCGATCTTCTGGCTTCCGACGACCTCACCGGCGCCGCGGCCATAGTGGTACAGCAGCAGGATGATCCAGCCCTGCCAGTCCGGCAGGGACATGAAGCGCACGCCTTCGGCGCGCGCAACCTGTTTTCGAACTAGGTAGGCGGACGCTCCTTCGGGCTGCGACTTGTTCCACTGGTCGCGTGCCCGATTGGCTGCGCGGTGTGCCTCGTCAGCGATCCGCGCAGCCTCCTCGCGCTGCTTGGCCTCGCGTTCGCGCTTTAACGTGGACCACTCCTCGGCGGAGAGGCGCTCCCTGACCGAACTTTCAGGCTCGACCTTCCATGGCCCGTCGCCACCGACACCGAAAGTGCCGTAGCTGACCATCTGCTCGCCGCTCTTGGCGGTGTAACCAAAGAGCTTGTAGAACGCCTTGCGCCCTGGGCCATAGCGGACCCATCGGCCTGTATCCAACTTGAGGTCCTGCGGTGAAATAGGCGGTAGCCCAGCAGCCAACATCTGCTGGACCACCCCGTCGAGCGTCGCGCCCATAGTCGCCTCAGAATCGGGTGGTTTGGGCCTCGCGGAGCGCCTTGCGCTTCGCCTGGGCAATTTTCTGCAGCGCCGGCCGCAATCGTTCGGCGCTGTCGGGGTAGTGGTGGATCAGCCACCGGTAGACCTCGCGGCAGTACGACGGCGCGCTGGTCGCCTCGCATACCTCGAGCACGGCCCGCTCGTGTGGGTGGGCGGTATTCAACGCCGACCCGCCATCACCGCGCGCACCAGACGCTGGATCCGGCGCCGCTTGCGGAGGATTTCCTGCCAGCTGCGCCGGCGCTTGTTGCGCTCGTGCAGGCGGTGGGCCGCCTCGAGCGTGGGGTCACGGTGCACGCTTGCCATCGGCCTTACCTCCCAGCCACTCGATTAGGTCGTGTAGGAGCCGGCGACCGGCCTCGCGCCGCTCGCCGACGGGCCGATACCTGATGCCGCGCGCCTGCCGCTGCAAGGTGCGCTGGTCGAACTCGGGATCACGCGTCGGCTTCACGGCAGATTTCCGTCACGGTGTAGCCGTACTTCCTCGCCAAGGCTTCGCGGACCAGGTCGGGCTCGAGGTCGACGGCGTCGCAGGCGACCTGCAGGCCGACCCGGCAACGCTTGCCGAAAAGGAAGCGCAGCGCGCCTTCACCGTCGGCGCGCGCCGTCGACGTCACACCACCGACCGGCTTGCCGGCAAGCCACGCCGGCAGGTAGCGGTCGAGGTCCTCGACGGACATGCGCAGCACCTCGGCCCACATGCTGCGCATGCCACCCAGGCCTTTGTCGGGGATGATCAGGTCGGCATCCTCGATGCGGATAATCTGGCCCATCTCACGAGCCCTCCGCGGACACGACCGTACCGGCAAGCGCCTGCTGGACGTCGCGAGTCCCGAACACAGCCAGCGCCAGGCCGACGAACTCCCGCGCCGCGGCGCTCAGGTCCGCTACGTCGGTCTGCAGTACCTTGCATTCGCGCACGTCGATTTGGCCGTCCTTGATGGCCCGTTCGAAATCCGCCGACATCTGGCCCATGCGCATCACGCACTTGTTCAGGGCCTGGGCCAGGTCGCCACGCGTCGCTTCGGCCGGCGGTAGCTTGACGAACACGCCCCCGCAGTCGTGCGCCCACGCCTCGACGATCGCCGTGCTATCGCAGAGCAGCTGCATGTCATGCACATGGTCCACATCGAGGCGGGCGCCGCGGTGGCCCAGCAGCCGTTGTCGCAGACCTTCGCCACCACCACCGATTGCCAACGCGGCGGCCATCGCGTCGAGACCTCCCGAATACTGCCGCGCCAGAACGGCTGCGGCACTGCGTAGAGCTGTTGTCAACCTACACCTCCGTATGTAGCGCGCCCCGGGGTGCGGCGGTACATTGCACCCGACGACGCAGGTAGAAAAAAGCCGACGGGCAGGTCGGCGAACTGGCGCGCTGACGAGGAGCACCAGAGGGGCAAACGAACGACGAGCAGCTAGGCTGCTTGCTTGAAATCTGGGTGGTCAGGAGGAAGTAGATGCGGATACAAAGGGGCCAGCTCGGGCCAGATCAGCCACCAATCTTCTCGGCGCATCTCCGGCCTCGTCACTTGCCCGCCCAAAGCCCTCTCAATCTCGACCGCCTTGATCGGCGGAACTGAACCGTGAATCCACTGGCTCACGAGGGCTTGAGATACCTGGAACTGGCGGGCGAACTGATGCTGCCGAGTCTCGGTCCGCTCTAGGTACGTTTGGATGTCCATGCAGCGACATTATCAGCGCTGCTAATTTTTTTCAATATCAGCAGTGCTGTTTTGCACTCATAAGCAAAGCTAATAGAGTCACGAGATGGCACAACGACGAACAGTTAGCCCCGAAGGAACCCAGGCAGCAGCACGCCTGAAGGCAGCCTGGGAGCGCTTTAGAGAGGCTCAATACGGGGTCACGGGCCGGACCGTGACGCAGGAAGAGGCGGCCCTTGCGATTGGGTTCAGCAGCCAGTCCGCTCTAAACCAGTACCTCAACGGAAAAATCGAGCTCAACCTCGACGCCCTCACAAGGATCTGCGCCTATATCGCTCCGCACGGAGAGCCACAAGAGATCGCCCCACACCTAGTACAGGGTCGACAGGTCATGCTCCCCGCCATCGTCACCAGCACTCATTCCGGGCCAGCCAGAACGCGCCGAATTCATGCGCTTCTTGGACCGCAAGTCCGCGACGAAACAGCCGAGAACCTGGACAGAATGCTCACCGCCACCCGCACAGGGGAACTCACCGACGACGACTGGGTGCATATACTGTGGTTTGCTGAACGCCTACGGACACGGCGCCAGCCAAGTCAAACCTAAAGCACAGAGGGAGGATATGTTGAAGCCAACCATCGCAGCCCTAGCAGTTGCCGCCATCGCGATGCCAGCCACAGCAATCAACAAGTGCGTCGACTCAGCCGGCAAGATCACCTTTAGCGACACTCCATGCCCTACCAGCGACAAGTCGACCAACATCAAGATTCGACCCAGCACCGGCAACGCCGCCCCAGCCAATGCACAACCCGCAAGTACGGATCGACCCCTAACGGCCGGCGAGCGGCTAGTTGAAGAGGCACGACAACTGGACCGATCGAAGAAGAGATCGGAAGTAGAAGCCTCAATCGCCAAACTGGACAGGGACTACGAAAATCTCGCGGCGAGCATGCAGGCAGACCTAGACGCGTTGAAAGCCAAGAAATCCCGCGCCAAGAACAACCTGGCCGGCGCCACATGGGAGCAGAGCATCAGTACCGAGATGCAAGCAATCACGACCTCCTACGACAATCGCATGAAGACAAATCGAGAACAGGCCAACCGCCTACGCGAGCAACTGAAGTAGCCACCGCCCCACCCAGCAGCCGCAGCCCGCCAGTTGGCGGGCTTTTTCTCGCTCAGAATTATTAGCACAGCTGTTTACATTAAAAATTAGCAGTGCTAATGTTTTCTCACCCAGCTTGATAAGCAAGCACGATGAGGAGCGAGCGATGCCCAACCAGACCAACCAGAAGCTCAGCCAGGCCCGCGCAAGACGCGCCATCCTGGACCTGGCTTGCATGTCCATTTCCCCCGAGAACGAGCAACAACAGGCCCTGCGCTTCTTGCCCAACCTTGCGGTTGCAAGGGTGGACCGCCTCATCGACGAAGCTGTGCGGAAGACGAAGCAGATTGTTCTCAACGCCGCTCTCATCAAGGAAATGGAAGAAGTCGCGGCGAGCTTGAACGCGGACGGTACCGCTAAGAATCTGGTCGTCTGCCCAAACTACAACTCCATAACCTTCTGGATGCAGATCAACTGCCAGGAAGACCTCGACAACCTGGCCTCTCACTTACACGCAATCGGCTATAGCGCCAGGCGCACCCCCGAAGGTGACGCAGGCTATTCGGCATTTGCCCTCACCAGTGCTGCCGGCGTAGAGGTCCCGCTGACCATCCTTGTTCACAGGTCTGTCAACGCATCTGCGCTGACACCCAAGCGCAAGGTGGCGAAGAAGGGTGGTGCAGCGTGACCTACACCACCTACGGCGAGGACTACCACGTCGCCCCGCGCGCCGAATCCTGCCCCATCCTCGGCCGGCCGCGCGCCGAATGCCGCTGCGATGCCTGCGAAGCCGCCCGTGCTTCGGCATACCCGTCCGACGTCGAAAGCGACGGGGGTGAGCTGTGAGCCGCCACATCGTCCTCGACATCGAAACGCTCGATACGGTCGCTACGGCGAGGATCCTGTCGGCCGCCATGCTGTGGGTCGACGTCGACCACGGCGAGGTCGACGTCATCAAGTCGATGACACTGTCCATCGCGACTGACTCGCAACCTGACCGCACCGCCAGCGCGGCGACGCGGGATTGGTGGGGCAAGCAACCGCTGGAAGCCCGGCACGCAGCCTTCGCCGCCAAGAGCCCGATCCCGCTGCAAAACGCCGTGCGCATGATCGCGCAGCAGCTCGAGGCTGACCCCGCCCCGATCTGGGGCAATGGCAGCGACTTCGACAACGCGACGCTCGCGCACGCGTTTGCCCAGCAGGGGCTGGAATGGCCGTTCCGCCTCAACCGCTGCTTGCGGACGTTGCGCGCCACCGTCGACGCGCTCCGCCCGGGCTTCCGCCCGCCCGTTCGGCCGCCTGAGCTGATCCCCCACATCGCGCAGTACGACGCCCGCTACGAGGCCACCTGCCTCGCAGCCCTGCTGCACGCGCTCGATTAATCCCTCGCTCCTCCGATTTGGCCTCGCGAGAGGCCGCTTTTTCGGGCCGGCTCATCGAGTCGGCCAGAGCAAGCGGCATCGACCCCAGGAGATCGCCATGGTGATTGCGCTGTACCTCGACTGCACCCCCGCCGCGTGGCGCGCCTCGATGGCCGCCGCCGGTTTCGACAGTGTGCGCGTCCGCCGACTGGCAGGCCGCGTCGTCCTGATCGCGAGCCACTGATCATGCGCCGCGACGACGTGCACGAACTACCCACCACGCCGGCCTTGCCGCCGCAGACCGCGCCCGAGGCGCCGGCCAGCCGCATCGCGCTGGTGCTTGGCGCGCTGGCGCTGCTGTCGACGATGCTCACCGATTGCACCGAGCCGCAGGCCCGTCCGGCCGCCGCACGCCAGACCACCGCGGAGGTACGGCCATGACACTCGACCTGCAAGCGATGCTGTCCCGCATCTCCAACAACGCCGGCCGCGGCTACCTGACAAAGGCGGAGCTCGATGACATGGCCTTGGCCGGCAACACCGTCGCCGAGGCCGGCCGCCGCGCAGGCGCCGGGCAGGCCGTCGACGCCGCAGCCACCTGGTCGCGCCTGGCCATCCGCCTCGCGTCTGCCGGAGATCGCCAGCGCGTAACGCTGCGCGACGGCGACCTCGAATCGATTCGTGCCGGCGCTTACGTGCTGGGCTGGCTGATGCGCGACCAGCCGCCCGGCGCGATCGACCAAGCCTACGAGCGGGTGATGGGGCTCACAGCCTGCGGGCTCCGGCCACGGTACCTGACCAGCGCGCACCCGCGGTTTCGGTCGCTCAGACGCCTGTTTCGCCGCGCGGCACACCTGTGAGATCTGATATGGAAACCATTCACGTCGTCAGCCTTTCTGGCGGCAAAGACAGCACGGCTACTGCGCTGATCGCACTCGAGCTACATGGCCACGAGCGGTGCCGATTCGTCTTCGCCGACACCGGCAATGAGCACGAGTCGACCTACACCTATGCCCTGGAATACCTCCCACGCGCGCTCGGCATACAAGTAGACGTGGTTCGCGCCAGCTTTGCCGACGAATTCGCCACCAAGCGAACCAATCTCGCCCGGCTCGCCGCCGGCGAGCCGGAAGTTGCTGTCTACGGTCGCCGCCAATTCAAGTACGCGTGGACCGCGGACGCCGCAGCTCGGGCGTTGGAATTACTCCATCCAACGGGGAACCCGTTTCTGGATTTATGCATGCTCAAGGGCGGCTTTCCCGCACGCCGGCGCCAGTACTGCACCCAGTATCTCAAGCGCAACCCCATCACCGAGTACCAGATCGATTTGATCGACCAGGGCTATCACGTCGAGTCATGGCAAGGCGTGCGCGCCAACGAATCCGAGGCCCGCCGCTGGCTTGCGCAATACGAATACCTGGGCGGTGGCTTGTCGGTGTATCGCCCAATCCTGCGCTGGCACGTCGAAGACGTGTTCGACGCTCACCGCGCCGTCGGCATCGAGCCGAATCCCCTCTACCGACAAGGCATGAACCGAGTGGGATGCATGCCCTGCATCAACTGCAGCAAAGGCGAACTCACTGAGATTGCCCGCCGATTTCCGCATCACATCGCCCGCATCGCGGAATGGGAGCGCCTGGTGCAGAGCGTCTGCCGGCCCGAGGCACCGGCGACCTTCTTCCACTCCCAAAAGAACGGCGCAGCCGGCGTTGCCGCCGCTGTTCAGTGGGCCCGCACAGACCGCGGCGGCAAGCAGTTCTCCTTGCTGACCGATGTCGAGCCTACTGCCTGCGCCTCGGCCTATGGCCTCTGCGAATAACCGACTTCCCTCGCTCCTCAATTTGGCTGCGCAAGCGGCCGCTTTTTCGGGCCGGTTCCCTGAGCCGGCCAGCAAGAGCCAAACCCCACGACCGGAGCCCGCCATGTGGTTCAAGAACCTACAGCCGTACCGCATCACCGATCCCACCAAGATCGACCTCGCCAACCTCGACGCCGAGTTGAAGAAGCGCAGCTTCGTGCCGGCTGGCACGACCGACCGCATGGTGGCGGGATGGATTCCGCCGGCGCCCCACACGCCCGACGTCTTCGCCTACACCCAGTCGGGCGCCGCGCTGGTCGCACTCAAGACCGAAGAGAAGCTGTTGCCGCCGAGCGTCGTGAAAGAGGCCGCAGACAAGCGCGCCGCCGAGATCGAGGCCAAGGAGCTGCGCAAGCTCGGCAAGAAGGAGCTGAAGGAGATTCGTGAGCGGATCGCCGAGGAGCTGCTGCCGCGCGCCTTCTCGCGCTCGCGCGTGCTGCGCGCCGTCATCGACCCCGTCGGGGGCTGGATCTGGATCGACAGCTCGGCGCCGGCCAAGGCCGAGCAGCTGGTGCAGTTCCTGCGCGAAACGCTGGGCTCGCTGCCGACCAAACGGGCAGAGACCCAGCTCGACCCGGTGACGGCCATGAGCACCTGGCTCGAGCACGGCGCCCCGCCCGGCTACTCGCTGGACGATCGCGTGCGTCTCAACGTGCCCGGCACCGGCGGCGGCCAGGTCGCGTGCTCCGGCCTCGACCTCAACGCCGACGAGGTCAAGTCGCACCTGAAGACGGGCAAGGTGGTGCGGGAGCTGGCCCTCACGTGGGGCGATCGCATCGCCTTCGTACTGACCGAGAAGCTGCAGCTCAAGCGGCTGCAGTTCCTCGACCTGCTGCAGGACCAGATCAAGCAGGCCGACGCCGAAGACGCTGCCGCGCTGTTCGACGCCTGCCTGGCGCTGCAGATCCTCGAGGGCCGCGCGTACCTGGCGGCGGTGATCGAGGCGCTGGGCGGCGAGCTGGGCCAGGAGAAGAACCATGACTGACCAGGAACTGCTGGAACTGGCAGCAAAAGCGGCAAGCTTGCGTATCAGCAATCGCTTGACGGCCGGCGGGCTGATGGTGTGCAGCAAGGCACGGCCTTCGCCGCACAAATGGAATCCCCTCGCCAGCGATAGCGACGCCATGCGGCTGGCGGTCCACCTCGACATGACGACGCGCTTCTACGGCAATGCCTGCGCCCAGGCCACGCGGCCGGGCGGCCCTGCCGCCTACGAGACCGTGGACTATTCGGGCGGCGACCGCATGGCGGCCGCGCGCCGCGCCATCGTACTTGCCGCGGCAGTGATGGGGAGGGCGCCGTCGCCCCGCCCGTGCAGCAGGCCGAGCAGCACCGCCTGCGATGACCAACTACGGGAGGCCGATCATGGCTGACCGCACGGGCATCGAATGGACCAACGCGACCTGGAATCCCGTCACCGGCTGCACAAAGGTCAGTCAGGGTTGCAAGCATTGCTACGCGAAGCACCAGATCTGGCCGCGCCTGTCGGCCATGCCTAACACGGTCTACCACGGCCGCGAATTTGAGCAGGTGGAGTGCCATCTCGAGCGCCTGGCCCAGCCGCTGCGCTGGGCCAAGCCGCGCCGAATCTTCGTCAACTCGATGTCCGATCTGTTCCACGAGGCCGTGCCGGACGATTTCATCATCGACGTATTCGAGACGATGGCGCATGCCCAGCAGCACACCTTCCAGGTCCTGACGAAACGGCCGGCACGCATGGCGTACCTGCTGGGCCTGCAGAGCTGGGATGTGCAGATGGAGATACGCGACCGGCTCAAATACACCCCCGCCGCGGATACGCTCCAATGGCCCCTCCCCAATGTCTGGCTCGGCGTGAGCGTCGAGGACCAAGCCACGGCCGACGAGCGCATTCCGCTGCTGCTACAAGCACCGGCGGCCGTGCGGTGGATCAGCGCCGAGCCTTTGCTTGGGCCGGTGACCATTTTCGACCTCGACGGCCCAGTTGACGTCGCCGAGGGCATGGCGTCGCCCATCCACTGGGTGGTGGCAGGCGGCGAGTCCGGGCCTGGCGCCCGACCGATGAGCATACGGTGGGCGCGCGACCTCCGCGATCAGTGCGCCGCAGCAAGCGTGCCGTTCCTGTTCAAGCAATGGGGAGAGTGGGCTCCTGCGAGAGTTCGGCCGAGCGAGACATCAGGTCAATTCGCGTTCGGTGATTACGAGCATCAACCCGATCGCTTCGTCCTTACCGACCGATACCCGCGAGCCTTCACCAGCTTCGGCGCTCGCGCCATTGTCGAGCGCGTCGGAAAGAAGACCGCTGGCAGGCTGCTGGATGGGCACCTCCACGACGCCTATCCGGAGGTGCGCCATGGCTGATCGTGCACCCTTCACCACCGACGGCTGCAGCGGCGGTATGAGCTGGATCTGGCGCCGCGTGCTGCGCCGGCGGCCGCCGTGGGAGCACGCGTGCGTCTCTCACGACTTGGCGTACTGGCGCGGCGGCTCCGCGGCGGACAGGCGGCACGCCGACGCGATGCTGGCTGCCCGGGTCTGCATGAACGGCCACCCCGTCTGGGCCTTCACGATGTGGCTTGCCGTCCGGATCGGCGGCCACCCCCTTCTCCCGACGCCGTGGCGCTGGGGCTACGGCTTTCCCTATCCGACGAGCTATCGCAAATGATTCAGACCGAAATCACCCACTTCCATTTCTGCTGCGGGCTCGGCGGTGGCGCGGCCGGCATGAACGACGCCAACCCGCGCGTCGGCAACCTGCAGGCGAAATTCGTATGCCTTGGCGGCATCGACAACGACCCGGCCGCCATCCGCGACTTCGAGCGTCTCACCGGTGTCGCCGGCACCGTGATGGACCTGTTCACGCGCCAGCAGTACACCGCGTTTCACGGCAAAGAGCCACCACACGGCTGGACGGAGGCAACGCCGGCGGACATCCGGCGCGCGGCCCAGAACCGCCGGCCTGACATCGTCTGCATCTCGTCGCCCTGCAAGGCCGCCTCGGGCCTCACGCCCGAGAGCCTGAGCATCACCCCGAAGTACGTTGCGCTGAACGAGCTCACGCTGCGGTGCGTCTGGCTGATGCTCGAGGCGTGGGCAGACGATCCCGTCCCGCTGATCGTGTTCGAAAACGTCCCGCGGCTGGCATCCCGAGCTCGGCACCTGCTCGACCAGATCATCGCGCTGTTCGCCGCATACGGATACGTCGCGAACGAAACCAAGCACGACTGCGGCCAGATCGGCAGGCTGGCCCAGAGTCGCAAGCGCTTCCTCATGGTGGCCAGGCACGCGGCGACAGTGCCGCCGTTCCTGTACGAGCCGGAGCAGCACCGCCTGCAGGGCGTGGGCACGGTCCTCGGCCGTATGCCGCTACCAGGTGATCGCACCGGAGGCCCGATGCATCGCGTGCCAGCGCTGCAGTTCAAAACCTGGGTGCGCCTAGCCTTCGTCGAAGCTGGCAAGGACTGGCGGAGCCTTGAGCGCCTTGCGGTCGAGAACGGGCACCTGCGCGACTACCTGATCGTGCCAGCTCGGCACGACGGCTACCTCGGCGTGCGCCGCCGGGACGAACACACTGGCGCCGTCTGTGGCGCCAGCGGGCCGAGCAACGGCGCATTCTCGGTCGCAGATCCACGGCCGGTCGGCATGGCCGAATACAGCCAGTACGGCGTGCTCGAATGGGAGCGGCACGCTGGTGCTATCAGCGGCCAATCAAAGCCCGGTGGTGGCAGCTATTCGGTGGCCGACCCGCGCGTCGACGGCGTGCGCCACAACAACGTCTTCCGGGTCGTGCCGTTCGACGAGCCGGCCGGCACCGTCACCGGTGGCGTCGGACCAACCAGCGGTGGCCAGGCTGTCGCCGATCCACGGCGGGCCGGCCCTACCTTCGGCAAATACGCGGTGACGGACTGGGCCAGCCACGCCGGCACGGTGATCGCTGGCAGCACGACCGGACAGGGCGCGTACGCAGTGGCCGACCCGCGATCGGGTCTTAACCGCGGGCGCGGCGACCACTACCTAACCGGCGGCCACTACGGCGTGGTCGGCTGGGACGAACACAGCGGCGCCGTCACTGCGGCTGCCTGCCACGACAACGGCCGATGGTCCGTGGCCGACCCTCGCATGCCGGCGAGCAATGACCGTCTGGTCGCCGTCATTCAGTCGCTGGACGGCACTTGGCATCGCCCATTCACGACGCTCGAGATGGCCGCCCTGCAGAGCCTGATCGAGCCCGAGGAATACCTCGAGCTCGACGGTTTGAACGACGAGGCATGGCGCGAACGGATCGGCAACGCGATCCCGCGCAAGGCCGCCAAGGCGATCGGCGAGGTGATGGGCACCACGCTGCTGCTGGCCAGGTCCGGGGAGACTTTCGTGCTCGGCTCGACGCCAATCTGGGTCCGCGACGTGGCCCTGGCGCTCACCCTGCCCGGCAACCTCGAGGGGCTGGCGCCATGACGAAGTTGGAAAACCAGTGCTATTTCGGGGACTGCCGCGAGCTGCTACCGGCCATGGCGCAGGAAGGGCTGAAGGCCCAAATGTGTGTCACGAGCCCGCCGTATTTCGGCCTTCGGGACTACGGGGTCAACGGCCAGATCGGTCTCGAGGGAACGCCAGAGCAGTACATCGAGCACCTCGTTGAGGTTTTCCGCCACGTGCGCCAAATCTTGAGCGACGACGGCACGCTGTGGCTGAACATCGGGGACAGCTATGCCGGTGGTGGAAATGGCGGTGGCGGCAGCTTCGCGATCGACGGCATCCGAGGGGCTCGGCTGGGCGCCGACAAGAATAAGGCCCTCCGCAAGAACGCTCGGGGTGCCGTGGGCACTTGCAAACCGAAGGACTTGATCGGCATCCCGTGGATGCTGGCATTCGCTCTGCGCGCCGATGGCTGGTACCTGCGCCAGGACATCATCTGGTCCAAGCCGAATCCGATGCCGGAAAGCGTGCGCGACCGCTGCACGAAGGCGCACGAGTACCTGTTCCTGCTGAGCAAGTCCCCGCGGTACTTCTTCGATAGCGATGCCCTTCGCGAACCGGCCGCGGAATCGAGCCGACAGCGATGGACACAGGACATCGAGGCCCAGGCTGGAAGCGACCGGGTGCCGGGCAAAACCAACGGGCCGATGAAGGCAGCGGGGGGGGGCTCGCAGCAGCCGCAACAGCTTCGCCCGAGCCACCAAGGACACCAGCGGCCAGTCAGGGCAGAAGCCCCAGCACCGCGAAGACCGTCCGGACGTCCACTACGACCAGGTACGCAACAAGCGCAGCGTCTGGACGGTGGCCACACAGTCGTACAGCGGCGCCCACTTCGCGACATTCCCGGAGGCACTGGTCGAGCCGTGCATTCTCGCCGGCAGCAGGGCCGGCGACATGGTGATCGACCCATTTTTCGGCAGCGGCACGACTGGGCAGGTTGCTCAGCGACTGGGCCGGAAATTCATCGGGTGCGAGCTGAACCGCAGCTACGAATCGCTCCAAGCTCAGCGGCTGCGCCAGCTTGGTCTAGTGCTGCACAAAGAAGCTACTGCCAATGTTTGAAGACGAGGCCGACCACATGAAAAACGCCAACATCAGCGCGGTGTCACACCAAGGGCTCAGCATTGTAGACAGCGCCGGCCGGCCAGCGCGCCTGGCGATCGTAGATCAGGACGGCACCATCATCGATGACGGACCCGAAATCGCACGGACAGTCTGGGAAGTGTCCCTACAGAGCTACCGTAACTACCTGCGCGGACAAGGCTACCTGCGTGTCCACGCGGCCCCACCCGGCGCGGACATCCAGCAACCGAAGGCTGCGGCGTAA